GACGAGAACCAGAAGCTCCAAGAACTCAATGAAAGTCTGATGAAGGACGACACAAAGAAGGAGATTGCCGTTTGGCGTGACAAGTTTGACGCTGCCTGTGGTCGCATCAACCAACTCACGACGACCAACAACGAGATGAAGAAACAGTTGGAGTATCAGACCAAGTTGTTCGCTAACATCCGCAAGGAACTGCGTGTCGAGAAGAACTCCGAAATTCTTTCCGCTATCAAGGAGGCAATGTCAAAATGAGCATTCCAATCGAACTGCGCCCTTATCAGAATGAAAGCGTTGAGGGATTGCGAGCTAACATCCGTGACGGCATTAAGAACCAAGTTCTTTGCAGTCCAACAGGAAGTGGCAAAACAGTGATTGCCCTCTATCTACTTGACGAGTGCCGTAACAAAAACAAACGAGCCATTTTTGTTGTGGAGCGGCTTCCATTAGTGGAACAGACATCCGCCATGTTGGACAAGTTTGGCATCGACCACGGTGTTATTCAAGGCAACCATTGGAGAACGAGGCCGGGAGAGAAGATTCAAGTCGCTACCGCTCAGACGCTTGATCGTCGTGGCTGGCCTGATGCCGACCTTATCATCGTTGACGAATGCCATGTAATGCACAAGGACACGCTCAAGAAGATCGTGAAGCGCGACTCAATTACCATTGGCCTCACGGCAACCCCATTTACTCGCGGGATGGGTAGATTTTACGACAAGGTGGTGAACGTGACGACCAGCAATAAACTGATGGACGAGGGCTTCTTGGTTCCAGCCAAGATTTTCGCGGCCAGTCAACCTGATATGACAGGAGCAAAAGTTGTCGCTGGGGAGTGGACAGATGCAGAATGCTCATCTCGCGCCATGCCAATCATCGGTGATTGCGTGGCAGAGTATCTCAAGCACGGTAATGACAAAAAGTTCATCGCCTTCGGTGTCGATGTTGAGCACTGCAAGGAGATGCAGAAGCAGTTCATGGCTGCTGGCGTGATTTGCGAGCTTCACACATATCAAGACGGCGACAAGATTCGTGAGACGAACATGATCGAGTTTCGCAAGCCTAACTCTTATATTCGTGGATTGATTTCTGTGTCAGCCCTGTCTCGCGGCCTAGATGTCCCTGATGTTTCTTGCGTCATCATGTGCCGCCCATTGCGTAAGGCATTCTCTGAGTTCATTCAGGTGATTGGTCGGGGCTTGCGTCCATATCCAAACAAGGAGCATTGCATCATCCTAGACCATAGCGGGAACTACTCGCGTTTCTTCGGCAAGATGCAGGATCTGTTTGAGGAAGGTGTCCATGAACTCGACACTGGCGAGAAGGAGGACAAGGAGAAGAAAAAGAAGGAGGACAAGGAAAAGGAACCAGTCAAATGCCCCAAGTGTCACCATGTCCACACGCCGATGCCAACATGTCCTGCGTGCGGGAATGTCTATCCCAAGAAGGAAACGGTCACGCATGAGGCCGGAGAACTGCATGAGGTTGGTTCCATCAAGCGCATGTCCACCGATGAGAAGCGGACGCTCTATGGGGAACTCAAGTGGATTGCCAGCAGTCGCAACTGGAGCAAGGGCGCGTTGGCGCACAAGTTCCGCGAGATTGCAGGCGTGTGGCCCAACAATTACGAGGATGCCCCTATGCTCATAGCAACACAAAAAACCATCAACAAAGTCCAACAACTTCATATTGCTTGGCTGAAATCAGAAAGATATAAACAATGGAAAGAATCCAGAAAATGAACTTCAGAGACTTCCTTCTCTCCCTTGGCATCAATCCTCCTCAGACTTTTACACCTGGACAATGGCAACGGTGTTCAACCACGACACATCCACGCAAGAAGAACGCCAGTATCAAACTCGTTGAGACAGGTGACGTTGGATTCGCTCAAGACTTTGCTAATATGGCTGAACCCTGCATTTGGCGGCAGGAAGGAGCAACCAATGTAAAACCATTAGATCAGGCTGAGATACGCTCTAGGATCGCCGCAAAGAAGCGAGAACTGATTGAATGCACCAAAGCCGCAAGGGAGTTTTACGCGCACAAATGCACGCCACTGCTTCACGGGCATCCTTATCTCGACAAAAAAGGATTGGATATGTCTGGTTGTTATGGACTCAAGCAAGATGAACGAGGTAATCTAGTCGTTCCCATGAGTCTCAATGGCTCGCTGATTTCTTTGCAGCGGATCACGCCAGAAGGGACAAAGCTATTTTGGTCAGGCGCAACTACTAACGGAACCTCTTATGTCATTGAGCGCAAAAAAGCCACAATCACGCTAGTCTGCGAAGGCTTGGCTACTGGACTTACACTCTGGAATGCTGTTCCTAATGCACAGGTGATTGTTGCCTTCAATGCAGGCAATCTTGCAAGGGCAGTCGTTCATCACGACATCAGTGGTCTTTGCGTTGTCTGCGCTGATAATGACCATGAAACCCAGCAGCGCATTGGTAAGAATCCCGGTGTAGATGCAGCCACCCTTGCTGCGGATGCTATCGGTTGCGACATTGCCGTTCCTGAGTGCGTGAGTGGCACTGACTTCGACGACTGGAGGCAGGAGCTACTGGCGAGCGAGCGGCAGCAGAACTTGTTCCGCAAGTGGAAGCTCACTGACAACCAGATGCGCTCCAATGCTCTTGCCACGATCAAAGCCTGCATTTCTGCACGACTAAAATTCATAAAAACCAAACATCCGGTCTATGACTCCCTTATTGCTGCCTAATGCGCTCCGGCGAGAGGGGGATGGTAAGGGGGATTTTCAGAAAAATCCAATACTCTCTTAACAAAGTGAATTGGTAATCTATAACGAATAGGCATAAGCCCCTTACCGCATCCAACAATGTTCAGGCCATTGCTCTCGATACTCTGGTTCATCCATTGGTTCTTTAGGACACCAAACTTTCATTTTTAGATCGCAATGACAGATCCCACAGTTTTTTAACTGATGATCGTTTGAAGTATGTTGCGAGGTCAGGAATTGATTGATGCTGCTCACTAAACCTCTTGTTGCGCAAGTCACACAAAACTCAGTAACTCTGTCTGTGTTTTTCGGGCATGAAGCACAAATAGCAGCCCTGCGTTCTGCTTCTTCTTGATTGACCAGATTATTAGCCAAGTAAGGCTCAATAGCAGAACGATAAAAGCGGTTCATCATCTGCCAGGCACTCACTTTGCGTTCTTGTTCAGGATCGCGTTCTAGGCACAAATCTGGACGATACTGGCAAAAGGCTGCGTGCATCGCAAGCCCAAGGTTAACGGGGATTTGCACATTGTTTCCCTTTAGATGGGCCTTGACCTGCCTGAACAGTTCAACCCATGCCATATTCACAAAAACCGTGTTTGTGGCTTCTACATGGTAAAAGAAACCATAGGTATCACCTGTGATGATGGCCGTTGGAAACATTTCTTGTAGGCGAGCATGGGTGAACTCGCGGGGGATTTCAGTGCGGCGGATTAGCTCTTTCATGGTGTAGCTGTGCGACTACGATACCCGCGATACACTTTCTTCAATGCCCGATCACGAATTTGATCGGCTTTATCATGTAAGAAGGCTTTGGCGCGTTCAGGGTCCATTTGCAAGGCGCGTGGTCCATAGCGTAGAATCATCGCTTTATAGCCCTTTCCAGTCTCAAAAGAATAGGCATCAGCTTCTTCTTGAGTCAGGCGACGACGATTGCGACCTTTGCCGACCATCCGGTATTCAGCGTTGGCTGGTGTAAGCCAGATGTTGCGGGAGTTGAGAGCACCAAGGATCTGATAGACAGGTTCAGTCTTTCCAACAAGGAACTCGCGAGAGCCTGGCAAAGTGTTGGCCTTGATTGGATCTCCAAGGATATTGTAGTAATCCTCGCCTACATAGCGGCGATAGAATGGGACTTTTCCAGCAAACTTCTCCCAGATGGTTGTGTATTTGCGACGATTATCGTCCAAGATGTAATCCACATCCATGAATGGTTTTGGAATGAAGCCACCAACCCAATTTGCTGTTGTGGCACCAATGTTCTCCCAGAACTGCTCTGTTGGATCACTGGACGATACTGAACGACCCATGAGAGTTCCAAGTCCTTGAAGGGCAGGCAAGTCAAGAGTTGAGGACAAACCAGATGCGGCAACGGATAGTGCTACATCCAATTTGGATTTATCGTTCCACTTGTCAGGCGAGAAGCGGATAATGTCAGATATAGCTCCAACAGCAGCAAACAGTTGGCTATATGGGGAGTTCTGGTAGTTCCAGACATACCATTTACCACCAATCTTAGCACCAAGTCGGTATTCCAGTTTGCCGCTTTCTTGAAGCTGCCTGCGTTTATCCGTAGGGACGTTCTTCAAGCCACCATTGATGAAAAATCCGCGTTCTTCATCATCAGGCTCATCTGCGATAGCTCGCAGCAAAATAGAACCAGCCCCCACAAAAAACATACCAACCATCTGATTGCGCTTAATCATGTCGTAAAACGCTTCTTTACGATCAGCCAGTTGATTGTTGCTGGCCTCCCATCCGCGAAGTATTCCAACAAACGGAATGAAGCTCAATCCTTGATTAAATTTATTGCTGGCAAATCGGGCGAATCTCAAGCCGATCATGTTGATTGCATTGTAGGCAATAAAGTGAGCGACAAACATTCCAGCCAGCTTTGCGTTTTCAAGCGACATCGGCCCAGCAACAGCAGCTTTGAGCTTTTGTTCTGCCAACTTACGGCGCATGAACTCTTGCACTTCAACATCTGCACTGCGAATCTTGTTGTAAACGATTCCGCCAATGCCAGTTGGATTCATTGTCATAGCGGATTCACTCGCGAAGAAGTCGGCATTTTCCAACTTTGCCCCTTCTTTGTTCATTGCCTCATACATCATGGCTTCAGCCGTTGCATTGAGAAGCGCTCTTTTCTCAGAGTTCATCTGAGCAAAGTATGGATCTGAAGCAAGAATCTGTTGGCGATAATGCTCCAACGAAGCCTTCTCAAGAATGCGTTGATGATCTTCAGGATTCTTTGTCCCTAGTCGAACTGCCATTGATAGCATTCCACGCTTTGTCAAAATGGTGTTGAATCCATCAAGAGCAGTCATCATTCGGCTAATCATAACCGAGAATTTACCCATCCATTGAGTCACCTTCTGGGGATCATTAGCCATTGCTTCAGCCACCTTGCGATAACGAAGCACGTCAGCCCATCCACGGAAGATGCGATCTGGAGCAGATGCTTCGCTTTCAAGGAACTCGACACGACCCGTATTCAAATAATGCCATGAACGCTCAAGTGCTTCTGGAAACGCTTCAATGTAACGCTTAATGTCATTTAGTGAATCAAAAGTAGAGTAGAAAGCCCCTTTGAAATCGCCATTTATCAGATTCGACATGATCTTCATTGGCAGATTGACCATGATGATATTGGCCCCGTTTAAGAAAGCCAAGCCAATCGCAATCATCGTATTCCAACCAGCCAAGACAGAACTTGTCCAGAATGCAGATAGACGCTCACTCCAACCAACCTTTGTGTCATTGACCAAGGCAAAGGCTAGGTCATTAGCTGCTTGATTTCTCTTGTTCTTGGGAAGCGTTTCGTCTTGAAGAATATCAACGAGCCTTTGAATATTCTCACGCTCTGCTTCTGTGAGTTCCATTTTGATGCCAAACTTCTCGCCCAATATGCGCGTGAAAGCATCATTGCTAAGAGCATTCAAATTCAAATGCTGGATAACCTGCAAACGAGTCTTGTTTAGAACATCACCAGCATGACGGCGTTTAGCCCTGTCCAACTGTTGAGTATAGTTATCAATGATTTGATTGACTACCTTATCAAGTTGCTGCTGCCACACATCAGCGAACATATCCGCTAAGCGTTCTTTTACCTCTGAATCCACACTAGCTAGGTCTGGATTTGCCATAATTGCATCCAGAACTTTTTGGCGATATTCCGCAACAGATTTAGCTGGCTTACTAAGCAGCTCTTTCCAAGGAATTGGGCTACGCAATGGGACTTCAAGTCTGGTGCGAACATTGCGAATTTCATCCAACATCTTTTGAAGTGCTCTTGGGCCTTCAATCATGTCGAAGACTCTAGTGCGCTGTCTATCGCGGCGTTCGCGAGCTGCTGTGTTGAACAAGCTCTCAGCTAAATCAAATGTGACTCCCAACTTATCAAGACGTTCAACAAATGTTTTCAGATCTGTCGGTGAAGAAACTTGATCGGTGAAAGCGTCAATAACTGTATCTCCATCAACTTCTTTTTCGAGAGCATCTGGTCGAATATCACCCCTAGTATAGATGATTCTTCTGGCCTGATCTTTTCTCATTTCAACCGAACGGACGGCAGCACGGGAGGCAATATCAAAGTATTTCTTTACCTGTTTTGGCGTGAGATTGAACCTGGACAGCTTTTTGGCAAAATCATCCATCGAAACAGGATTATCAGCCTGCTCAGCGACAAGGTTGGAGATTTCCAAGCGGTTTTGTTGCTCAATCCTCCACTTGGCAATCGCTTCATCTATTGCCTTTTCAGCAAGTTGACGACCTGTGTTTCCAGTCTTGTTCCACCCTTGTTCGGTAAGATTTTCATTTGCAGCAGCTTTGTCAAGATGAGCCATTAGCTTATTTTTTGCTTGCTTAGAAATCTCTGGTCTAGGATCGAGAAGATCCTCGCGTGAAACGCCAGATTCCTCCATTGCCAACGCAATCGCCCTTTTAGCTGCGGATGGAGAAAACGCCAGCGTTGGAGTCGGCGGCATAATTTTATTAAGCTCTGAATCCAACTCTGATTCTTCAATTCCAATTTCAGCCAACATCTCACGCACTTTCTTGCGTCCCTCGCTCCAAGAAGAAGCATAAACGCGAGCTTCACTCACTTGTTGGGCAAATGTCATTGCCAACATGCGTCCAAGCGAATCAGCATCAGTGGTTTTATCCACCTTAATGTTAGCCAACAACGTGCGTTTAATGCTCGCAATAAGTTGCTGAATGCTAGAAATCTTTGATGGTTTTGCCATTGCTTGCTTAGCTCTTTTGAGAAGGGCATCAGCAACATTATCTACAATTTTCTCGCGAGTATCGTCGCCAGGCTTGAACAAGTCAGCCATTGCTTCTTCAATAGTGACTTGAGTGAATGTTATATCTTCACCTTTGTTGGCACGATCAGTTGCAACATTGATAGCGGCATCCACTTTGGCTTTAACATCTTCTCTACCAGAAAGGCTAGAGTTGAGCTTTTTAAGTGCAGCGGACAGTTTAGCGTCAATCTCTTTTTCAAGAGCATTGGCTTCCTCATCCGACATCGCCATGATAGCATTGTATTCTTCATCTGAAACAATGGATGCCATTGCTTGATTGCCTGCACGGATGAGTTTGCGGCGATTGATGATGGCTTTGATTTTTAGGAATGACTTAATACTTTCAAAAGTATTTTTATCTTCTCCAGAAAGAGCTTCTTGGCCTTCTCGGAATAGCGCAGCATCTCGATCTTCTTGCGCCTGACCTTCAACCTCATTTGCAGTTGAATCAGAGACTCCTTCAACAGACCTGCGAAGCGATTCACCAATTTGAATGCTGACAGACCCTCCCATTTGAGAGTCGATTGCATCGACAGCGTTTTTCAACGCATCAGCCTTCCAAGAATCAAGCATCCAACCATATTTGCCATTGGTGGATTCCCAAGCACGATAGCCCATGACTGTTCCGCCAATCGTTCCAGAACCTTCATAGTAAGTGGAAACATTGGTGTAAGCGTCATTGAGTTTAATGCGAGTTACATCATCCTTCGTTGTTAGAAGTGCTGAGTAAATCTTCGCATTCAACGGTCCCGCAACAGCTTGAGTAGCCAATAGCTTTTCTTCTGTTCCAGAATCAGCCATGTATTCATTGGCAAATGATGGATTCGTGATGGTATTCGCAATTTCGATTAGAGCATCGGCATAAGACTTACCTTTTGCTTTTTGAGCGCGAATCATTTGATTCACGAAATCTTCAGCAGACTTTCTGACACCGCGATAATCAACGCGAGCATGAGTCTTGGGAGTTACACCAGTAAATGATAATCCTTCGTATGGAGTTTGTTCTCCTTCTGTTACAGATGCTTTCAGATCACTTGCCAGCTTGCTTGCAATTTCTGGCACTTCGTTAGAAGGAATCATCGAAGCCATCGGTCCTTTGCCAAGTAGCACAACAGAGCTAACGCGATCACCGTCTTTATTGACCACCGAGAAATCACTCTCGCCTGCATTCAGCAAAGCAGAGTTGTTCTGATACATGGTCTGAACAGCCTCGCTGAACTCTTGCTGAGTCATGTCTGGCAGAGCTTCTAAAGCAGCTTGGTAAAGCTCGGAAAGCGGGACGGAATGACGCCCAGGCTTGCGAGACATGTTGTATGCACCTTCCAAAGCGGAATAAACATACATTTGGCGAGGCGTGAACGTCACCATTGACGCTGCCATCTGACCATTTGCGTAAGATGCCTCAGACTCGCTGGAATGAACGATTGGCAGAGAGAGACGGATGTCCGGCGATGTCGGCTGGAAGCGTTGCGAGGGAGGGATGATGTTGCCTGCGTTGTCTTGCACAGACACCGGTAATTTCAACCCCCCCTGCTCACGCTCATCGAAATCTGTGTTATAGGAATTAAAAACCGCCCAATCTTTGAGATTATTTCTCTGCGTGCGATTTAGCGGTCCTCCTTCGGTCATAACCATGTTTTCTTCCCAGCGGAACTGCCCTGCTTTGATTGCTCTTACTATGCGCCAGCCTCTCCCAAAGGCATATCCAACTCCATCATCGAGGTTTTTTGCTTTGAAAAATTCCTTGGCGAACACCGAATGGTTGTCCACAGGGATGATTCTTCCGTCTGGAAGAATCCAAACACCATAACCTTCCATACCACGGTTGCGTGCGCCTAAAGTTCTGTTTTCGACATCAAAAGCGCGTGAAGCCTTTTTTTCAGCAGCCTTCGCAGCCTCATCCACCATCCGCCGTGCCTTCTCCATGTCGCCAGCCTCAACCGCCGCGAGGTATTCGGCGTCTGTTGCGGGGGCAGCCATGCTCATCTGCGCTCCACCGCTACCGAACATGACAATCGCATCTTCTGGCGCGATGTTCTCGCTGGAGTAAGGCGCGGTTGCAGCGCGTTGCTCGTCGGTCATTGATTGTCTGGCTTGAACATCGCGGGCTTCGATTTCGCCAGCGAGACTACGATAAACCATATCAAGCCCTTCATTGCGCTTATTAAGAAACCAAGAGGTTCCAAACCGATCTTCAACGCGATTGATTGCAGAAAGCAAAGCAGCACGAACTGAGCCTTTGTCTAAGGATAGATTTTTCTTTTGTGCCGCCCAAATTTCATTAACTGTTTTTTGAATTTCTTCAATGCGATCATTTAGACTTTGAACAGCTTTTTTGTTCGGGCCACCAAAACCCAAAAATCCGGTTTTTTCTTTCTCCTTTCGAACTTCGTCAACTAATGCAGCAATCTGCTGTCGGTATTTATTGATGGCTTGATAGGATTGACGGAATTTAACCGCATCCAACAAGTCGGCCTTTGTCAGTAGGTTGTCTGGAGAACCACCTTTGGCGAAGCCTTCATTATTTTGTATGTAATGCTGAAGCTCATGGAGGATAGTAGATAGTGACTCATCACTAATCTGGTCACCATCAAGTGTGACAGTGGCAGTAATAATACTGTTGCCGTTGACGGCACGATGCGATCCTTGAACAATATTTCCACTGATCGGGAAAAATGCTATATTAGCTGCGTCAGGATATGCCTCAAACAACAATGGATGGTTTAAAACATCCGATATTTTGAGATATTGACCAGATTCGAGTCTGTCCACGACCTCTTTCCAAGGGAGGTGGCTAAATGCAGGTCCGCCATAAACCTTGGTGGATGCCTCGCGGAATGCCTTAGCATCAATGAAGGAGGCATCATTGTCCGGCACTTCCCATCGCATCTTACCATCAAGTCCAGGGAACCAGCCCGTAGCAGCACGGATTTCCTCGCTGCTCTTGCCAGCAGCAGCCATCGCCTTCGCTGCATCGAGCGAGTCACGCATGAACTGACGGCGTTCTTCAGGAAGGTTCTCAATGGCTTTTTCGCCAATAAAACTCATCATCACATTCCCACCATCTCTCGTTTGGTCAGTTGGAGTTGTTAAAACTTGCCCGTTTTCCTCCAGAATCTTGACTAGGTTCTCGTCAAAGATGACGTAGTTCCGCGTACCCTCTTGATCCTTGCGAATCAAGTCAGACAAAGCCTGTTCAGCGTAGCGTAGTGCGCTCTGATTAGTCGCGGACGGGTCGCGTTCAACGTCAGCTTTGCGGGCGGAGACTTCCGCCTTTCGAGCGCGAATTTCCAAAGGAGAAACGCGACTTTGCCCGTCAGCGTAGCGAATGCCGGGGATGCCGAGGGATGCGAGGTATTCGGAAGCTGCTTTTGCGGTATCTGTTGGCGTTGCTCCATTGCCACGAACACCTCGAATCAAATCATACAATCCCGATCCACTAGCCGTTGCGTCATTCAGCCACAAATCAATCAGGTTTTGAACATTTACTGGCGCTCTAGGAATGCCCAAAGCAACGGCTTTTTCCCGTTGAGACATCTCCTTTCCTTCCATCTCAGCTTTCATTTTACCCGTAAGGTCCGAAAGTAGGTCAAAAAAGACTTGCTGAACTTTTTCTGGCTGCTCACTCAGCGGCTTGTCCCAGTCTAAAAACTCGTCGGCGTCTGGCAGGAGTTCGACGGTGTAGAGGTTACCTCGTTCTTGGCCTCGCGCTTCCCGCATACCCCATTCAAGCGCAGCGGTTGAAGCCTTTGGATATGCAGAGCGCAAATCTTCGAGCGTCACTTTGCCATTGGAGGCAATAAACGATTTTGCCGCCTCGGTAAATGCAGAGTCGTAATCGTCAGGCTGACGCGGACGAAGCTGCTCTTGATAGGTTTTGGCCACCCTCTCACTTTCCGCAAAGTAAAGCCCCCATCCGTAAGCCTGCGCACCCTCGCCCGTGCCGATCTTGGCCGTTGTGAACTTGTCCACCTTGTGCGGCGTTCCGTGATATGCGCGAACGCTCAACAGCACATTCCCACCGTCTTTTGTTTGATCGGCTTGTGCTTTTGTAGAGCGAATCAAACCATTGCGGACAAGTCGCATGACATCCTTCATATCTTTGACCGTTGGCTGATTGCGCTTGCCAGTGATCCTGCGCCAGATTGCTGTCAAAAGCTCAAAGAATTGGCCCCAGATGCCATCCTTGGGAAGCACAGTGGATTGATCGAGTTTCTGATTTACGATTTCTTCAATCGCCTGGAAATACAACCTTGGATCAGAACGCCAGTTGGCATACTTAGTGTAAGTCTTGGCTAAGTTGTCCAAGGCTTCTTCACTGAAGATTGTCGCAAGGAATCGGCGCATTGCCACCATCTCACTTGGAGTCAAGTGCAGCATCCCCTTATGGATGTTCTCATGGCGCAACACACGCCTTACAGCAGCTACTTGAGGCGAAATGCCTAGCTCTTGAGCCGCTTTACGGTCAAGATCGTAAACCACTACTCCATCTGTAAAAACAAATGGCGTGTTTGTCGCATCGTCGAAAAGACCTTCAATTTTCTTGTTGGTTTTAAGCGCATTCCAAACTTGAGGATACAGTTGCTCATTACGAGGGTCAGCCAAAAATTCTTCGCGTGTAGTGACAACAGTGAAGAAGACATTAGGAAGCTCCTTGCCATCCTCAATTAGCCGCATGGCTTCATTTGCATCTTCTCTTGTGACTGTTCCAAAAACAGGATTGGTTTTCGTTCCAGCCTCAAGACTATTAAGAGCCTTGAGGTTTTCGTCCGAGTCTTTCTTTTGCTGCTTCGCGTCCTCCTTGTTTTGAGCCAAAGATTGAGGAGTTGACAAAGTTTCAGTTTCAGGTGAAACTTCGTCAACCGTGGGAATCGACCCTTCCACGGGTTCAGCCTGAACAACACCGGGACCCCCCGCACCTTCGCGCAAGGGTGCGGGGGATGATTTTTCAGCTACAATGGGTTCAGCCACAGGCGCAGTCACCCCCTCAACTTCCGCTGCTTTCTCAGTAGGAACGACTTGTTCCGCATCAATCTGAGCCTTCCTTTGATCGGCAGTTAGCTTGGGTTTCTTTGGCATTTGCTCAACGCCAACGTCAGTAATAACAGGACTGCCTTTGTAAATTTCAACAAATCCCCTATTCACAAGGGCATCAATTTGATCCTGACTTGCTGTATTATTATTAACAGCTTTAAGGTCTGAAGCATTGCTGGTGTTCTCAGCCTTGAGTGGCTTGTTTGGATCAAAGCGTTGCTCGCCAAACTTGGGGCCAGTTAGGATAAGGGCAGTTGGATAACCATCCTCATCGTATTCATAGGTGACACGCATCTTGTCGTCTCCTACTTGGACGACATCGCCAATATCTAAATCTCTGCGTGGAATCAAAGTAAGTGGCGCGGTTCGATCACTGGCAGATTTGTAAAATTCAATCGTGCGCTGTTCGGCAGTTTCCATCTGCTGCTCACCTTCTTTAATGAGCGAGGTGCCAGCTTTGCGAGCCTTGAAAGCCTCAATGATGGATTGCGCTAAAACAGTAGGATCGTTGCTTGGAATCAAGTTGGCCTCATAAGCCAAGCCAGTAATTTCATCCATGTTGGCGACATTTGTTCCCTCGCCGTAATCAAACGAGAAAAGCCGCCTCTTTACGGGGAGTGGCAATTCATCTAAAATGCCTAATGCTTCAGCTTCGGCAGTTGCCTTTCTACGCTTAGCTTTTGGAACGAATACAATGGGTTTTCTGGCGTAATTCTCTTTAAGCCAAGTGATAATATCAGGAGCTTCCCCCGGTTGTTGCCGGGGGAGTCCTGCTTTCAAATCTACTTCTTCTTGGGCTTCGACTTGCCTGCCGACGACAGGGCGATTGCCACCGCCTGTTTCTGCGGTCGCCCCTCCTTCATCAGTTTCGATACGTTCTTGCTGACTGTCTTTTGGGATTTCCCCTTGTATAGTGGCATCTTGTGTTGGTATTGTTGGTGTTGGTGGTATTCCCACAGCGGGTGCTGCGGCTTGCTCCATTGTTGGAGGAAGTTGTGCTTGAGGCTCTGTGACAGACGCAGGAGTGATTGGCGCAGGCGCAGGCGCAAGAGTGATTGGCGCAGGCGCAGGAACTATTGCAGCTTCAGCCGCTTTATCTGCCGCCAGTCTTGCTGCCTCTGCATTGGCTTTATCTGCCGATTGCAATTCAGATTGATTGATTGTTTCTTGAGCTGCTTGCGCTGATAACTGAGTATCAGGATTCTGCAATGCGGGATTGAGCATGTATTTTGCACCCTCAATCGTTTTGTTGGCAGCAGATATAGGAACAGAAAGGGCCATTTCGCCCAGACCTTCTAGGAAGGCTTCTGTGGTGTCGATTTCTTGTCCAGCAGCAGCTTGGGCTGCAAGCTCCCCACCAACGGCAGCACCAGTTTCAATAGCGGAACCACCAGCCAAGCGAGCTAGATTGCCAGCAGATGAGAATTGTTTCTTCGCTGCTTCAGCAGCAGTTCTGGTTGCTGTTCTCAAAGCAGGATCAAGCAAAGCCTTATCCACTGCTTCTTTAGAGGCAATGTCCACACCAGCATCTACCAGTTTCTTTTGAACAGCTCGCGCAGCAGCACGTTCTGGCATGGTCATCAATTTACCAGATCCCTTCATGCCAAGAGATTCAACAGCACCAATTACCGTGCCTCGAATAGCTCCAGTTTTTAGACCCTCATCAAGAATATCAGGATTATCTTTGAGATAAGTCGCAATTTGGTCAGCCGTCATGTTGGCTGCTGCACCTTGAGTGCGCTCATTCAAAACATCATAAATGGAAGGACCAGCCTCCATCAGAGTGTTAGACAATGCTCCACCAGCAATCGAGCCTGCAATGCCTGTTAGAATAGCTCCTGGACCAAGTTCAAGACCGCCAGCACCGCCAACCAATCCACCAAGTGCTCGACCAGCTAACTGAGTTCCAGCACTGATAATCACATTCGGAGCAGATTGAACGGCTGTCTTAAATGCAGCTCCCGGTTCAGCAAGAACGGCTGCTGGGTATTGAGCAAGAGCACCAATGTATTCAATCGGACCTTGAGCTTCTTCGCCTGCTTTTTTAGCCTCCTCAAGTCGGCGCATGAACTCAACATCTTCTGGAGTTTGCGCGGCCTGTTGCTCACGTTGCAGCTTGCCCATTTCAACCATTTCAGCAGCTACATCTGCGGTGTCTCCAGTGAGAGCATTGAAGGTTGCCCCTACACCTGATGCCATCTGGCGATAGCCAAGTCCTAAAGCTGTTCCAAGCTGAGAAAAATAACCCGGAGTTTCACCAGTTGGCTGTTGAGGAGCTGTTTGCCCTCTTTGCTGAAGAATTTGCTGAATTGCTTCATCATAATCTTGCTGCGTTGGTTCAGTCTCCGTGTTGAAGGTCACGGGGTATTCAAGACCGTCAACTGTAATGGGAACTTGCCAAGGCATGACTAGCGTGGTGTTTGAATTGGTGTGCCAATTTGGATTTTTGGCATTCTCGCAATATTAGCATTGGCCGTTGGTGGAGCAACTTGGTTTTGTTGTGTATTTACCTTCTCTTTTGAAGAAGATTCTCTTTCTTCCAAGAACCTTCTCGCCCAATCTTTAATTAACTCAGCATAATTGACATCTTGTGCTCCTGAGCGTTTTCCACCTGGTTCAGTAAATGCTTTATCAAATGGATTGATACCAATATCCTCAAGAACATTTTGCCACACTGGAACCGAGATAGAAACCGGGCCAGTTTGTCCAAATTGACTCACCGAGAATGGCTGGGGCACTTGAGTCCTGCCTTTAGCTTGAACTCCACTAACAACTTGTTTAGCAAATTGCTCCAATGGATTGATGCCAATTTGATTAGGTTTATCTGGCAAAATATTTTTGAGTTTCTTCTCAAGATCGGTCTTGGCTTTTGTCCAAGCCTGATTGATTTCAGCGTTAGCTTTGAGAGTTTTTTGAAGGTTCTCTTGCTCTTGTTTAATGGCAGTTTCTAACTCATTTGCTGGTATATTTCGCAAACGGGCAATGGCTTCGGGCGGAAGTCCGCCCATATTAGATGTCGGTGGCGAAGGTGGCGTAGGGGGTGGAGTAGGGGGTGGCGGAGTTGTAATCGTTTTAGTAGTATCGCCAGCTCCAGCAGTAGGCGCAGTCGGAACGGATGGAGTGCGATACTTGCTTTGATAGAAGCCACGCAATTCACTCTGCAATTTGGCAGATTCATCCATCAACGATTGATACTTTGGAGTGTAGGTTGTTTTGCCAGCTTCGTCAGTCACCGCATCTTCACCCAAGTCTTCCAACCGCTTCATCTCACTAGCCAGCAAGCCCAAATCCTTCTCCATCATCTGACCGCGAATATCCTTCTCTGTGCGTCCACCGTATTGAGCTTTCAATGAAGCAATTTCGTATGGTGATTTAGCAGCAAGCACCAATTCACGCGGTGCTCCTGAATCAATCGCGTCAATTCGCAATTCATCAATTCTATTTATCTCGTCCTGTTGAGCCTTGAACATTTGTTGCTCTGTTTTCATTTCAGCTCTCCGCAACGCATTTTGGCGAGTGGTGTAATCTTGATTTTGTTTTTGCAAGAAGCTCATTGCCTCACGCATCCGAGGATCAAGGAATGCAAGTTGATTGCGGCCATAGAACTGTGTAGCTTGCTGATTGAAGTCTGTGCTTTCAGGATTGAGAACACCTCCAAGAAGCTCGTCTGTGGCACGCTGAACCTGAGCTTCCACTTCTTGTTTTTGACGCAAAACACGGGCTTCCTCGCCAATCTTGTCATAAGCAAGCTGAGCCTGTTGAGCTTGAATTGCAGGAGCAAGACGCTGAAGGCCAGCCAACCGCTGACGACCTTCAACATTTGCTAACATCGCTTCATTTGAATACGGGTCGTAAGCCCTCAAAGCCATAGGATCAAGACTCTGTGTTGTCGATTGAAACACAGGTTGAGTGGGTGCTTGTTGAGGCATCCCAAGGTAGTCTTTGAGGTCAATGACTGGCATGTAATTTTAGATTAAGCGTTAGCAATTCGCTTTTGACGAACTTCTTCTTTGATCTTCTGAAGATCAGCATACTCTTTTGCAGCTCGCCTTTGACGAGCTTCAGTCTCTTGGAACCATTGAGATGCAGGCTTGCCTTCAATCATGGCTGGCGCTGTGCGTTTGGGGGAAGCAGAACCAGTTCCATAGCGACCTGCAATTTGACGATTCCCTTCTTCTGTCGTTACAACAGGACGACCAGCTTGCTCTTGTTCTTGTTGCCGCATCCTAGACAAAACGGCAGCTCTTGCAGCCTGATTTCTTTTAGCAATCATATCCTCGTATTCTTTCCTAGCTGCGAGCGGATCAACAGTTGCTTTAGCTGTGCCGATTGTGGGGGTTGCAGCAGTGGTTGGGCGTGTATCTACTACAACGGCTGGCGTCTGGCCTGATGCAATAATAGCATCGCTAATAGTTGTTGGAACTGATGGTTGTAGAGTGACAACATTTGATCCTTTGCCACCAGAGGACAAAATAGAACTTAAAACATCGCCGCCCAAAGTATTGACTGGTTGTGTAACTCCCAAAGAATTTGGGGCAACATTCATTGTTATAGGCTGTTTGCCCAAAATGGCAGCAAGAGCCTGTGTATATGGTTGAGTGATGTCTAGTGCCATATTAGTAGAATTTAACAATTTGAGGAAATTGTGGAGGGGGAGGTGCTTGCATAGCTCCCATAACAGAATCTTGAGCCAAACGACGAGCTTGATTACCGCCAACTAAATCAGCACCAGTAACAAATGGAGAAAGCAGCGCGGCCTGCTCTTTGCCTCGGATTCTACGTTCGCGCTCCTTCATGCGTTCTTCTGAGTAGTATCCACGACCAGACTCTTTCGCCCCTCGTTCAGATGGCGGCAAAAGCTCAGGAGCACTTGAGCGCATTTCCTCACCCCATGCTTTGCGTGCTCCAGTGTTCATCTGCAAACGCTGAAAAGATGTTGGAGCATTTTGCTGACCGTAAAACTGGTCAAGCCCACTGCCCATTGGTCTATTCATTCTGCTTTGTGTTGCCATAATTATCGAGTTTGTGGTGTTTCGCCTGCTGAGAACATCCAATCCATCGCCATTTTAGGACGGATTGCGCCTCGGTTTTGTTTGAGTCCTTGGTTAAGGATTTCGTAGCATTTCTGCCAGAATCCCTGAAGAAGCTGAAGTTCTGTTGCGCCACCTGAATCCTCAAGCTGGATGGCTCGCATTCCGAACTTGAGTGCGCCAATATTATCAGGCCAAACAAGATCAGATTCCTGCATCAAACGAACAAATCGACGTTTGCAAAGACAGCGAAGAACAGGTTTGTTATCATCGCGTGGAACAATGGTTCCAGTTTTGTAGCGACGATAAACTGGATTGGTTTCGCTTGGCTCATAAACTGACATCACAGTTGGAGTGCCAGATACGACGATAGAAAGCGTCACATTGCCAGCAGTCATTGGCTTGACCACCTGCGTTACAAACATTTGCACCGATGCAGTGACGATTGGATTGGTCAATGTAAGGGCAATGCCCTCAACGCCATCTTGATCGAAAATTGGATCGCCATTGCTGTCATGGCCGTAAAGACGAACCACCAATCCATCGTCAATCGCAGAGGCAATCGTCAATCTTGGGAAACCAATTTGCGTCTGAACCTCCTGCATACAGACATCGCCTTGGTCAATAATCGTGCGAAGATCGCGGCTGGTTTCGTCCAAAAAACCGGGTCCGCTTGTCATGTATTCATTCATCCGTGCATACGGAGAAGTAGGCCAATTCACCCGTGTAACACCTACAATGGATTCCAAACGCCTTGGAAGGGTAATGTATCCACTGGTGCTGTCATAATCCACAGCCTCATACATATTCTTCCACTGACCGCTATTAATGATCCTTTCCACAACTTGATTTAGCGTGGGAAGGAAAAGTTCGGAATTAGGGTTGCCAGGGTAAATCGTATTACCGATCAATGCCCTAACATCCGCGACTGTGAGGCCTGTTGCCATTTGGCGTTGAGTGTATTCCATTCATGGATAGGGGCAAGGGAGATTTTCTAATGGTTCTTGAATCTATGTATAAGAAATGATACCCATGGGTAGAATGAAAAAGAAACCTACCGGACAACCAAAGTTTGTTCAGTTGACCAAGACGATCAACACCTATGGCATTGAGCTGAAAAACATGCCCCCAAATCAGCTAGAAGTTGAGCTGATGTTTATGAAATGTCCTACGGGGAGCACGCTCAACTATGGGAATGTTCCTAATCCCAAAGGGCATCCAAATTGGATTCATTTCATCAATGCTGTGAATCTGATTTGGAATTATCCTGGCACACGCACGCCTTTCATGTGGCATCCTTGGGCGGTCAAAATGGTCAAAGCAGCTTTTGAGAACAAGCGTTTGGCTGTCACTTCTGGAGGTTCAGGCGGGAAAACAGGTGTTTTTGCCGTTTTTGCTCTTGTTTGGTGGCTGGCTGGTCCAACAAGGAACGTAGTTCTAGTCAATACCACGACCATTAAAGACTCGATGGGACGTATCTGGGGCCAAATTACTCGCTATTTCAATGGCATGGTGGCTCGACCTGCTGGCAAATTGGTTGAATCCTCCCATTGCATCAAATCCATCGACCTAAAAACAGGGGCAGTTATGGAGGAATACGGCATCCGTTTGTTTGCCGGTGAATCCAGTAAAGCGGCTGAGTCTTCTCGCGCTATTCGAGGACAGAAGCATGGCCCTAATGGTAAAATTATTGTTATTCTGGACGAGTGCGCCGAGCTTTCTAAAGCCATTGTAAATACCTTCGAGGAAAACATTACTCAGAACCCGAATGTGCAGCTCATAGCCCTAGCGAATGCCAATAGCCCATTCGATACCTTTGGTGATCTCTGTGAGCCAAAAGAAGGCGGATGGGACGCTTATAACCCCGATTGGGAGGAATGGGAAGGCAAAGGGGCGCATGTCCTACGGATCAACAACGAAACCTCGCCAAACATCCTTGAAGGACGGACCATCTACCCATTCTTGATGACTCGCGAGATGTTGGAAGAAAAGCGAGAAAAGCTAGGGCAACATACCCGTGCTTACTGGCGTGGTGTTTTAGGGGCGTTCCTGCTGGATGGAGACGACGATAATATCTATTCCCCTGCCGAAATCTTGAAGGTTCCCAATGACTGTGTTTGGCAAGGCATCCCAACAAAGGTCTGTGGCATTGACCTGTCCTATACTAGCGGTGGCGATAAGACAATTATGACGATTGCCAGTATCGGTATTTGCACTGATGGGAAAAAGCGTCTCAAATTTGAGAAACACATTGCCCTTAATGATGATGCCTCTAGGCGCGATGTAGATCGAACCACTCAGTTGATTGACCAGATCAAAGATATTTGCACCAAAGAGGGAATTGACATCAAAAACGTGGCAATCGACGCATCAGCAGGTGGCGGCAAGACCTTTGCGGATGCCATGTGGAGCAAGTGGGGCAATACCTTCCTGCGGGTGGACTTTGGTGGGAAAGCATCTGATCGTCCTGTTTCCGCTGCTGATCGTGAGAAATCCAGTGTGCGCTATGCCAATCGCGTGTCCGAACTTTGGGGAAGCGGCAAAGAACTCATCCGTTGCGACCAACTTCGCAATATCACAAAGGAGATGGCTGCTGAAATGACAGTCCGGCAATACAAAGACAACAAAGCTCAGGATGGTGGTTCTCGCATCCGAGTAGAGTCAAAAGTGGATATGAAGCGTAGAACAGGCAAAAGCCCTGACTACTTTGATAGTGCAGCCGTTCTTATTGAACTATGCCGAGAAAGACATGGACTGTCTAGCATCGACAAGCCTGGCAATGTCCGAGAAGGAGTCCCAAGTCCATTGAAGAAGAAATTCAACCAGCTTGCGGGACTGTGGGCGGCATAAACGCATTGCCCAAAACTGCTCTAAAAATAGCTGTTTTGACAAGATCTTCTCCAACTTGAGACACCCAATGCTTTGTCATCTCGACCATCATCGGATGGTTGATGTTGCCGTAGATCTCTAGCCAACCTGTGTAGTAGTTGTGAAGTTTATCTTCAAGAGTTAGCGGGAAGGTGCGAATCGGCCAGTTGAAGCGATGGTTCCAACCCATTTTAGGATGGCAAATCACCTTTCCACCATTGCGTCTAACTTTCTCAGCCATATACCATTCCTCTCCACCAAAACCACGAAAGCCTTGGTTGATTTCTGGAGCGTTGGCTTTGACGAATGAGAAACAACCCATACCTTGTGCTGGAACCTCAAAAGGTTCGCCTGATTTCATACCTTCTTTGTTATCACCCCAGATGCCGAAATCATGGCCCCGCCACACAGGATTGATCTGCTCGCTGGTAGCTCTCAAGTTGTCATACAAAAGCGGACCTGTAAGCATGTTCTTGGAATCCATATTTCCAGACCAGTATTCCATCATGGCGGCAATAAACCCCGTTTGAAGCAGCACATGGCAATCTAGGCCAAGAATGATGTCGCCCTTTGCTAGCTTGAAAACGTCATACTTCACAAAGCTGCTTTTTCGGTCAGTGACATCCACCACGCGCATGTTCGGCACATCCTTGGCGAAATGCTTTAACTGCTTGCCGTGTGCGCTATCAGGGTTGTTGTCTAAGACAAGAAACTCAGTGTTATCAGGCAGGTCTTGGTGCATTCGGATGGACTGGATGGAAAAAAAAACTCCATCAAAATCATCGAAGGTTGCCATTGATATGGTTAGCGGTGTTGCTTGCATAAAAAATTTCTAATTATGTCATAATAAACTGCTTCACTTTCATCTCTGAGAAGACGCAAACGATACATTTCTTTTGAAAGAGAACCATCAGCAAGCATTTTGTTTGCACTTAAAAGTGCTTGTTGTGGATCGTTAATTTCTGGTATTCCCAATAAATTAGCACAAGTTGATATGCGATAATTTTTGACACTTGATGTGAGAATTGAAGGAGTTCCAGAAGAATTGGCGGCAATAGCTCCGTGCAAACGAGTTGATACAACTATTTCAGCACTAGAAAACGTGGTTATGAGATCATGGTAACTGCCAATCATAAACGGTAAATTATTCTGCATGGCAAATATAGCTTCTGAATAAGCATGGCAAACTAAAGACCAACCATCAAGAACTGCTGATTGTAAAAAATCGCCACTTATAGGAACACTGCCATGTGGAGATTTAGCATCTTGAAAAACAAGAATCTTGCCATTCTTTTTGGTATTTTTTTTAGGAAAGCAAAACAACGCAGGACATGGTAATGCCACACTTTTTACTCCTAAATCAACAAGCGTTTTGTTTAATTGATGATTTCGACAAACAACAAGACATTGATCTCTTTTCATAAGAGAGAGAATCAAATCGTTTGGTTTTTCATTTGGATTGCAAGAACCTATACCTAAAAACATGACTGGTGTATCAGGTTGAGTCAACAGATGCTCAATAATTGGTTTTGTTCTCCAAGAGTCCCATTCTGGAGTTCCGGCAAAAATAATCAAATCCCAAGGCAGTTGAATATTTTTATGACCAATATGCAAAGACACCGGATTGCTTCTGCTTGCATCTAAATCTGGATTTCTGTTATAGAAAAACCAATTACATTCACCAATAACATTTTGAATCAAGTTTTGAACGCCTTCTCTAATGAAGTCATCACCTGGATTCCAACCATTAGTCGTGCTTACCAATATATTGAGTCGTTGCGAACAAGACATCTTCGACAGTAATTTTTTTAATATCATGTTTATGAATTGAAATAGTATATCCGCAATGATTTCTCCATGAAATGGGAACTTTGTCCATTAAAACTATATATGGTTTTTTGATACTAGCTGCAAAATGCGATAAACCTGTATCCACAGTGATAAATGATTTAGCGTGAAAAATCAAAGTAGCCAATTCATTTGGTGGCAAGACTTTACCAAGCATAGAAGTATCAGCATTTTTAATCTGAACTTTGTTCCATTTTCCAACCTGTATTACCGGAGCGTCCAATCTATCAACAAGTGATGCCCAATTATCTTCACTCCAGTGTCTCTCTTTAGTAGATGCTTCAGCGCAAATAACATAATATGGCTCTTTATGTGAGGTTTGAATCGGGATATTCAAATCTGGTATTAAATCTGATATAGTCAGTTGATTTAATTCAGCTACTTTAGTTACAAGATTTGAATTTCCATCGCAGATCAGTTTGTATTCAATATCCGCAGGTTCTGGCTTTGATACAATTTTGATTGTGTAAGGATACCACTTCAAGAAATCGCCAAAAACAGATTGAACAATAATCTCATCGTTATGGTGCTTTTTACAGATAGCTCTTAACGCTGGTTCTGAGCAAATAAAGTCACCTAAAAAACAATGCGTTTTTACTAAAACACGACTCATGGGCCAGCAGTTGTTGTTGTAGTGGGCGGCTGAGTAGTGGTTGTGGTCGTTGTCGTGGTTGTGCTAGTTGTCGTAGTTGTCGGGCAAGTTGCCACTGCTGCTACTCCACTTGTGTAAAGATAAGTGGTCATTCCGTAAATGAAGTAGCCGTTGAACAAGGTGCTCAATCCAGCATCAGTAAATCCTGTGTCAGTGTTATTAAACGTAGAGTTCGCTGTATAGATAGTTACAGGATTTCCATCACAGTCCACTCCATTGTAAGCATACCCCGGAGGCGCAGTGGTTGTAGTGCTTGTGGAAGTGGTTGTGCTACTGGTTGTAGTTGTGCTGGAGGTAGTTGTGCTAGAGGTAGTTGTAGTTGTTGTGGGGCAGAACTGACCTTTTTCAGTTTTGAATCCAGAAGCAAATTGAACCAACTGTCTTGGATTAGCACTATCGTAGAAAAGTCCAGTAACAAGACCAAATGGATCACGCGCTTCACACTCAGCAGATGAGTGGTAGTATGTCCGACCAAAACTAGGCCAATCATGGTAGTATAGCGTTACCGATGTAGATCCAGAACTGCATCCAAGGTAATACGTTTCAGAACCACATGGGGGAGAAGTTGTTGTAGTCGAAGTCGTTGTGGTAGAAGTTGTTGATGTGGTTGTTGAGCAATAGTTACCCAAATTGGTTTTTATACCGTTAACGATTTCAACTAGCTCTCTAGGATAGCTATTGGTGTAATATAAAGCAGTTGCAAGGTAAGTTGGATCTAAAGATGCACAGGCATCCATTGTCTCGTAGTATTCATTTTCAGTTCCATTGAAATGATAATAGAGATTGGTGACAGAAGCATTTTCCTCACATCCCAAACGGAATGATTCTGTATTGCACGGAGGCGGTGTCGTAGTTGTAGTCGTTGAAGTTGTAGTTGTCGTGCTGAATGGCGGACACGTTGTGCCTTGATAATATTTTACACCATCCACAAAATTGTATTTAGCCCGTGGATTTTCATCGCTGTAATAAACACCATTTACTAGGCTAAATGAATTGGATATTTCACAATCCGTTAGTGATTCATAATAAATATTATTATAAGCATTATCAGTATGAGTGTAGAGATAAACAGAAATATCTCCCGGATCGCAACCAACCCACCACAACTCTGTCGAACATGGCCCGATTGTTGGTGTTGTTGTAGTTAGCGTAGGTGGAGGTGGATCACCACCAAGAAATGCAACTTGTCCAGTTATGATTCCATTTTTTGTTTGAAGCTGAAGAAAAGATCCTGGTCCAAATGGAATTTGATTGTTACTAAAATCATCCACCTGAACATTGGATTTTGGTAATGTGCTAATAACCAAGGAGTTATCACTTCTTGGAATGTTGACTTCAATTCCAGACATTCCCCAAGTCCAGCTCCTATTATTAAATGGACTGCTGGTAGGATCAAAGTCGCCTTGAATGCCTTGTATCATTGTATGACTTCCTCTGGAGGACTTGGCGGATAGATTGTTACACGCTCACGCAGCCAAAGACCATTAGTGGGTTGTTGTCTATCTTCAATGATGAAAGGTGCCCAATCAAGGAAATTAGTAGCTGGAAAAATCTGTCTGTTCACATTTCTTCCCATTGGAGCTGGAGCAACGCCGACTCCATAAATAATGGATTCAGCATTAAGTCTTGGGAAAACAACCGTTGGGTGAAGGCATCTTTGAAAGCTAATATTCAATCCAACATAAAATCCATCAATATCCGTTGGAACAGGTTGGGCATGAATCAAATCATTCTCAGGCCATGCCACATCACTTAACAACTGCTCCACCTTAATAATGGAATTATGACTTACTGCTGGACGATAACGATAACGAGGCAGCAATCTATTGGTGGTTTCTGTTTTTGAGCCAATATTGATAACTTGAGGAAAGCCAATTACATTTGATACGAAAAGATCTTCCAAAACAGCAGGCCAAGTGTATTGGCGTGTGTCATACCAATAATTGAATGGTTTATTGCGTTCTGTCACTGTTTTGGGTTTGCCAAAATACAAAGTCACATGGTCAGCGTCACCTTTTTCACTCCGAAGGTAAACATAGTCACCATATCCGGGAAACTTACTCAAGAACTCACGGCCAACAGTCCATCCGCATTGGCGAAAAGTTGTTGGTTGCTTGCCATCAATCTTTGCGGATTGAGCGGATAAGAGTGTTGAACCATCTGGAAATACAAGTCCTGGACCTACTCTGTCCTGTGGAATGCGGACACTGAACATGAACTCCTCTTGATGAGGGGTCGTTAGGACTTGGAAATCGCTAGGCATTACTCGGTTTCAGGAGGTGAATTGGAGATTTGATCGCCATCTGCCCAAACAGCATACAGATATACTGGCGTAGTATTATTAGCTTGTTTAAAACGCCAATGAGTCTTTTTCAACAAGGTTTGACGCAATGGTATATGCGCTGCCTCATCACTCAAGGTATTAACCGTGGGCGTCAGTGTAAATCCACTGGTTGTTATAGTGGTCGATAGTCCAGAAGAAGGCGCACTACCCCCCATGCTTGGACCCTGTTCGCTTCTAGCAGAAGACCCACCTCCATAGGCGAGAACAACTCCATTACCTCCAAATGGATTCGATGTGCTACTTTGGGCTGATCCGCCAAACTGTCCTTGCATATTAGAGTTAAACTGATCGCGGAACTCTGAACTCCATACAGATAATTCAGGCCGGGAATGAATCAAAACTCCAGCAGTAATATTAGACCCTAGATTGCCTGCTGATCCACCTGCGGATGCTGCAAGTTGGAAATCATTGCCGTTTTTGTTGACCACATAATATGTAGTATTAACCGCCAATGCAGAACCACCTGTTAGTGAGGTGAAATAAACTGGATCATTATTAGCAAGTTCATTGCCAACGATTGTCACCACATCAGTAGTATTATCACCTGTTACGCTAGGGTAAACGGTTTGCGCTCCCGTTAAGGTGATTTCGTCGATTTTGGCAAATTTTTGCCAACGTCGATCTTTCCTGTATAAATATAGGTCTGAGGCCATGATTTTGCATTTTAACCGCTTGACAGGGGAAGGCAAGCGGGATTAAATGAACCCACAAATAGGTTTGCTCGGACTAGGAGCGATCCGACCCACAGCAAACCGCTCTGAGGCCGTCTTCTAGTCCAAGACGGCCTCTTTGTTTGCCGTTCTAGAGTCAACACTCGCACCTGAAAAGGCGGTCACTTGGCAAAGGTAAAATCAACGGGTGTCGGTGTTAGTCCAGCCGACGTAAATCGACCTTGGTAATTCTTGGTCATGTGCTCGCCGGTAGCAAAACTATCGGGGCAACGCCTGTCCATTCAACCGTGCTTATAATGCTGAGCTACCGTCACGGGGATAGGTCTGGGTCAAACCAGTATGTTCTCGGCCTGCCTCACCGCTGAAAAGCAAGGTAATCGAAACATCGTAGTCTCCCCTTTTGGGGACTACTATGCCCCGACACAACCCCACACAACTGAAAGCAAGGTAAGTTACAACATGACAACTAATTCAGACTACTACACACCAAAAATAGCAAGAGAACTTCACATTGACCTCAATATGACCAACGAAATCACCGAACTAAAACGCAAACTAGCCGAGCAAGACGAGATCATCCGAGAACTCAACGAGCGAGCTTCTAGCCATCTCATTACCATGCTGAACACCGTTCAGAAGTTGAAGCTGGAAAACGATATGATGAACGCCAAACTGCGCCAGAAAAACCAATGAATTTATACAGAAGAACCCAGCAGCTCCAAGGGGCAGGGAGGTCAATGCAAAAGGCTGAGAAGGCTATGCGCGAAATCTGCAAGGCTATTGGCAAAGAACTGCGTCAAATGCGGGAAGATCGCCATATCAAACAGGTTACGCTGGCAAAGCAGTTAGGCATAAGTCCCTCCCATCTGTTTGAGATTGAAGATGGGTCTGTGATGCTGGATGAAAAAAGGTTGAAGCAGATTTATGGGCAGATCAAAGGTGATACATGAACCTTTGCCCAAGATGCTATGCCAACGGACGATCTTTGTGGCCTACTTCATGTCTGTGCGTAGATGGCGGTGCTCTTAAGCCTTCCGAGTTTCACGCATGGAACGCCACCCGTAGAATACCCTACAATCTCCCAAAGCAGGAAAAACCCGTTTTTAAACCAATCGTAAAACGAACCAAACTTGTATTCGGTCAAAATATGAAAAGACCTCAACGGGCAAAAAGCTGATTCCAATTTGCTAACATTGGATTAAGACGCTCGCCTGAATCCTGATGCAATCGGCATTTGCAGTTGTTTTCTAGTGAGCATTCAATCCAAACAACTCCCGGTTCACAATGCAGTTTGGGATGCTGCTTGTGGCGGCAAACGGCTTTGGCTTCAAAAGCGTTTTTGATTTTCTCGTAGTCAGTCATGCGTTAATGCGAATACGGCTGCGAATTCTAGACACATGCCGAGTTTTACGAAGAACAGCACCACCTTCGCGGGAGCCTGCTCCATCGGTATTCCCTTCAATGACACGGATATTCCTATTCTTGTCCGGTGCTGAGATGGCGATACCAATATGGCTGAACGTGAAAATCACAATGTCGCCAGCTTGAATATCGTTCTTATGAGGTTTGCGAGTATTCGTTGTGTTGTCTTGAGCCAATGACCAGTTCTCAAAGTCCCATGCGCCAGCAGTCCGAGGTCGCTTAAACGTCTTGGTTTCTTTGACGCCAGAAAGTGCCAAGGCTTCTCGGAAGCACCAACAAACAAATGCAGCGCACCAAGGCCATCCGAGCTTGGGATTCAGCCAAGTTGCAGCTTTGTATTCGTCCACGCGAGGTCCACAGTTTGTTCCATTGACTTCAGTGACGCCAATTTCTTTGGTGGCTATCTGAACAATGGCTTCTGATAATTTCATTTATTGGATGTGTAAATGATGATGACGCCCCAAACGAATAAGGCAATCGCGGTAAAGGTTAAGCCGAAAAGCTGTGCGAATGAAAACTCTTGAATCATGGGAGGCTGTCTGGCTCGATCATACGAGCGTTGTTTTTGTGAAGGAACTTTGCCAGATCGGTGCTGAGTTTGTCCACAACATCTTCTGGCAAAGCCCACTCCCATTCATGGAGAAACTCATGGATGAGGATACGCAGGTGCGGTTGGCCTTTGAGCCTGGTATCAATCTCAATCTCACCGTTGCCGTGGGCTAGGCCAAGGGCGCGGTATCGCCCTAGCTTTCGCCTAGTCACGGTGATTGAGGTCGCTTTCACAGCTTGGTTCGGACTTGCTTGACCATCAAAGTATTGGACCCGCGCACGTTTTTGGCGATCTGGTAATCCGTGTAGCGAGGATGACGCTTGATGGCTTTTTTGATTTTACTCTCAAGATCGTTGGCTTGAGGCTTTACCAATGGTCCATCGGATTCTTGCCTTTGCCGGTAGCATTTGACTCGAATCGTCATGCGCCGTTTGGCATCCCAAACAGGAAACTCTTGGGCTTCAAAGACGCCTGATGCAAGTCCGCCACGCAAAAGATCGTGGACACGCTCTGGGGCGCATTGCAGTTCGATGGCTATTTTCTCTTTGGTGTCCCATCCAGCAGGGACGCGATATTTTTCAATGTTGATCTTATCAATGGCTTTTTGCCAGTTCATAGGTTTGTTTTGGCGGGTTTTCAGACGAAAATGGGGAACGTGACCGTTCTTCCATATCGTTTGTCAAAGATGAAGCCAGTCTGTGAAGGTGGCTCGTATGGGGCTTTAATGGCAATGGAGTAAGCATTGTATCCAATAAGGCTATTGTTACAAATCCACTTGGGATTCTGCTGCGATTGATGCCAATGCCCGAAGATGTCGAGGTCTGCTGGAACGCCTTTGTTCCACGCAGCGATAGCTTTTTCGACTGGAATGGTCAGACCACCGACACCACCTTGGTATTGCAAACCGTCTCCGTGGTGAATGCGGAGTGTCTTGCCGTAAAGGTCAAGAAGCAGATGGTAGCCGTCAGAGACATGCCAAGAGGCTTTGTCTCTCAGATGCTTTGCCATCGTCTTGTAGAGCATCCATTCGTAGCTGTTGGCCGCACCTGTGGCGTGTCGGGGTTTGCGCGTGTTGCGACCATGATTTCCGTAACAACATGGTATTACAATCTCACCAAAGTTCTTGGTAAGTAGATCAACTCCGCTTGCAATTTGGTCTTGAAGCCACAGAACCGTTTGTGTTGGCGATAGAGCGTTGTTCTCCATCAGTTCCTCATGGATGTAGCCCGTCATCAAGTCACCCCCTAAAACAAGCACTAAACGCTCAATTTTGGCCCCATGCCGCTGAATCTCAGCCATGCGGACGATAGACTGCCAAAAACGGTTAATGCGTTGCTCGGCAATGTCGAGGTTGAACTCGTTGAGGCCGTTGATCGTCTTGCCTTCCACCGTTTCCTCCACATGCCAGTCAGAGGCTACGGCAACAAATGTGGCCTCGGCATCGGTTTCCTTGGCAACTTTGATTTTGGATGCCACTGGCTTTTCACCGGAAATGCCAAGGGCAATGTTGAGTTGCTGATCCTTTTCGGCAATGACGGCAAGGAGCTTCTTGCGCTCTACCTCATGGTCCGCCACCGTTTTCTTGTGACGAATCTCTTGGGTTTCGTGGACAGCGGCAGACCAGTTTTTCATGGCTTAAATGGGGGGAGATTTATTTCTTCATCCCCTTGGGAATCTTCCCAAATGGAATGCCAAGGAACGATAAAGTATTTTTACCTTGGGTTTTGACAGCTTTCTTGACAGTTTTCTTTGTAGAGGATGCTTTGTTGTGTTTCATGGTAGTATTTTAAGGTCTAAGTGCTTCTTGGACTCGTTTCAAGTAAAGATCGGCTGAATACCAGCGTTCGTCAACTTGGGCGCGATAAAGTCCTTGTTTCGTCTGGATCTTCGTTCCCGCCAAGATTTCGAGTGTGTCCGGCGAGTAAAGCTGCATGGAGTCTTCGACGGTAGGTGAGCGCTGAGCGCAAGCGGTCAGCAGAAGCCCTGTCAGTAGGATTACCCGTTTTTTCATACCGAATGATCTTCTCTGTGAGCTGTTCACATTCATCTGTGATCTTCCAGGCCAACCATAATGGAAACGCTTTAGCAGAGGCGGCAAAGCCTTCTAAAACAGCCGTTATAGCGGCAAAGAGTATCATTTCTTGTCGGTGACATTAAGGCCAATATGCTTGAGAAAAGCGATAATCTTCTCAAGAACCGTGTCGTCCTTGGGAGTAGGGGTTAGCTTCACAATGATGCGAGCGGCACCCATAATGAGGCCAATAGCAGCACCGATTTCAACCCAATGATTCACAACGTAGTTCACAATGTTCATAGTTTTAGTTAGTTAGACGGTTTAATCTGGCATCATTTCTTAATTGTGCTAGTAGCAACTCGGCTCAGAGTTCCTTTGATTTCGGAAATATCTTTGGTGTGCTCATCAATCTTGCCCTCATGGGCATCAAGACGCTGTTGATGGACATTGATAATGGCTTCTGTCCTGCCCTTAATTTCACCAACACTCATCACCTGAATGCCTATGGTTGTTAAGGCGGTAACAACACCAAGGGTTATGAGAAGTTTATTCTGTGCTTTTTCGCTCATGGTTAGTTTGAAATGAAAAGATTAACCATCTTGGAGGGTGGATTGTTTTTGGATGAGTTGGTCAATAAAGGAAAAGGCTTCTAGCAGTTTCATGGTGGTTATGCGTTTGCTATGGTGGTTACAGTGCCAGAACTGCCGCGATACTTGAGTGCTCCGGCCTCAACATAAAGAATACCTCCGCCAGTAGGATTTGTGCTAGGAACGGGAGAGGCATTGCTAATAGCAAGCGCACCACTGCCATCACCAAGTTTGGATGAACTAATACTGCCAGCAAGCATAGTATTAGTAATGCCGTTGGATGGCACTGTGAGTGATCCTGAACTAAGGTTCAAACCAGAACCTACGGTGATTTCTTGTCCCACAGCAAAGGTGCCGCCAGTGCCAAAAAGACGATTGCTATTTGAACCTGTAATCTGGTTCGGTGCGACAGTATTTTGAATCGCTAGAAAACCAAGCCCAAGAGTAAATCGAGCAGTCACAGCATCTGCATCGTCAATCAGAGTGCGCCCAAAGCTAGATAAATCCGTAACCGCTGCTGTGCCAGAGCCGATGAAGTAGGGCAGTTTATTCGCCGCACTAGTAAGTCCAGCCAAAGCATTCAAATTTGCATTGGCAGTTTGATACACCCAATTTACACGAATGAATAAAGTGCCGTTATTAGGATGAGCATGAACTACTGCCGCCACTTGAACAATATCACCTGTGGTCGGGGCTACATTGGTTAAACTACCACTGGTGTTGCCAGCGTAAAGGATGTTGCCATCCACCCAAGTTTGCGAATAGTTACCACCGTTGGTTTGAATGCCGCGAAGTTTGCCGAAAGCAATGACAAAACCTTCAGTTCCATTTGCTAAAGATTCTGCCGTCAACCCCATGAAGTAAGTAGATGGTCCAACTCCATCCCAAGGTTTCACAAGCAACTTGCCACTGTTGCCAGTCGTTCCAGCGAACATTACTGGCACACCTTTGGCAATCGGACTTCCAGTTGAGTTTTTGACATGGAAAACAACATGCTCGCCCACATGAAGGGCAAAGCCATTAAGCTGAATATCAACGGTTTCCTCGTCCACATTCCACATGGCTTGACCCTGTGTAGTCAAACTGCCAGTTGGGGTGGTATCAAAAGCAATACTGTTGACGTTGGCTAGATCACCAAAATCCGACTCGGTAATTTGACTATTTTGAATGATCTTCCCACTCGTCCCATCAAAACGAACTAACTGATTATCAAGCGATGTGCTAGAACTGGTTACATCACCCACTCCGCTAGATGGCGGCGCAACATTGACCAAAACTTCACCAGCAATCGTGGTATTAACTACAATCGCTCCATCCACCGTTACTTCAACCGTAGGCGCTGAATCTCCAGTAACAATGATGGTGGGTTCATTCATGTAATCGAAGTGTAATTGGGTAGAACTTCTCCAGTTCCGTCAAGTGGCGTAAAAACATAAGTAGGCGATGAATCATCTGATGTTTCAATCTGCCAAATGTATTTACCAACTGGAAGGTTGTATCTGCCGGGATTGACTGTGAAAGTCCAGTTTGCAGCACTTGTAATTGTGATGTCGCCGTTTGCACTGGTAAGCTCCAACGCAGGAACGGTGTTTTGGGCAGCTACTTTGAAACCCATCTTGACTGAATCAAGATCACCGGGAGCCAACGGATTCTGAATGGTGATGGACGACAAGCCATTCCAAGTGTCACCAGACACCCAGACGACCATTGCGTTGACTTCTGGTGAGGTTGCAGGGCGCATAATGATTTACCAAACTCTAGGTAATGGGAAGGTGACGTTAGTTCCAGCAGTCATGCCAGAAATGTTGAAGCTGCTTGTGGCAGTAATTGAACCTGTGCCGCCACCAATGTTTCCAACAAGTTGAACTGTTCCATTGTTAGTAGTAACTGTCCCGTAATTAGATGAAACTGATCCACTACTTGAATTAGTAGTTACAGTTCCATAATTAGAATTTATATTTCCGCTATTTGTTGTTACGGTTGCTGAGCCGCTATTGCTTGTAACAGCTCCACCACTTGCATTGGTAGTAACTATTCCAGAATTATTGGTTGTAACAGTTCCACCGGAACTATTGGTTGTAACAGTTCCATCATTTGATGAAACTACACCACCATTGGCATTTGTGGTTACTGTGGAGCCAGATTTATTATCACTTACAGTCCCGCTGTTGGTTGTAACAGTTCCATAGTTGTTAGTAACAATAGCTCCACTTGCATTTGTAGTTACCGATGCACCAAAATTATTATTATCTATGGTTCCATTATTTGTAGTTACAGTTGAACTACCTTGATTGGTATTTATAGTTCCATTGTTAGTGGTAACTGTTCCACCTGCGTTTATTGTAACAGTTGCACCAACAGAATTGGTAGTAACCAACCCATAATTGTTATTAACGGTGCTATCATTTGTAACAACCGTTCCACTGTTAGAATCAACGATTTGAGGGTTGGTTGTAATAACTCCACCACTTGCATTGGTAACATTTGCAGTTCCGTTGTTGGTGGTAACTGTTCCGTAATTGATTACAGTGTTGTATCCACTTGACTGAATTTCATCAACTGTGTTACCAGCATTGATTTCACAATCATCGCTTCCAGTTGGAACAGCACCATTTGGAATAGTGCCAGCCTGGTCTTGAAACCAATTGTTTGAGTCGTTCCAAAGTCCAGAACCTTGATTTATGTAGTAAAGAGTCATGCTGTAAATTCTTGGTTACGAACCACCCACCATTTTGAACCATTGTAAATCATCTGAAGAAGTCGAGTGCTTCCAGATGCAACCGCGCCACTAAACGTAGTGCCAGTCGGAGTGACGATGTTAGTTCCTAACGTGATGGTTCTGATAGCCCCAGAAGCAATCAATCGAACTTGCCAAGTGCTGCCATTTGAACCGCCAGTAGGACCATTGAGCGTCAAATCACCCGTCATGGTAATTTCACGACTCTGACCATCAGTAAAAACTGGAGTTACCGTTGCAGCGTAGGTAATGCTTGTTGGTGCTGTATCTGCACCGGGGGCAGTAGCCCATTTAACTCCAGTTGCAGCAGTGCTGTCCACACTCAAAACTTGCCCATTAGTGCCACCAACAGCCAAACGCACATTGTCTGTGCCGTTGTGAGCGATCAAATCACCTTTAGTGGTTGTGGGAGCCAAGGCATCAAACGCATTGGTTTGCGATGTTTGACCTGTTCCACCATTAGCAATCGGCAATGTTCCAGTGACATGAGACGCAAGATTAATTAGATCGCGGGTAATGGTTTGACCAGAAATCGTAATATAATCCGGTGTTCCAGACAAGGTTACATCGCCTGAGTTTGAACCAGCTAATGTGCCAGATGCGCCATCAGCAATGGTAATACCACTGTTCTGAATGAGTTTGCCAGTGGTTAGATTGAATCGAGCAATCGCATTGTCCGTGGCACTTGCTGGTCCAACCACATCTCCGCTTCCACCACCTCCGCCTCCGCCGCCGCCACTTTGAACTGATTGATAAATACCATACAGAAGCGTTGGAACGCTAACTGGTGGTGGAACATCTAAAGTTTGTGGTGTGCCTGGCATAACTTATGATTGTTGTTGGCCTTGAGATGCCTGCAACGCGCCATAAATGAGCGTTTCGACACTGACGGGCGGGGGTGGAACTGACAATGGATCGTAAGTGATAGAACCCGGATGATTCTGGTTCACAAATGCCACGCGAATCGCATTCCAAAGCGTTGGGACACTAACTGGAGGCGGCACAGACAATGTTTGCAGAGTTCCGGGCATAATTAGATCACTTAAAGACTCCGGCTTTCTTGGCGCGGGACATCATGGCTTCTTCATCGGATTCTTCCTTTTCAGGCATTTTCATCTCGATTTCAATTTCGCCACCTTCTTCTTCACCTTCCATTTCGGAGGTTGGAATAGCGGTTCCGTCGATTTCAGTGAGAGTGATGTTGCCATCTTCATCGGCCATAAACGTGCCGAGAGCTTGGAAGGGTTCACCGGGAGTAGCATCTTCTGGCATTTGCCAGCCTTCAGGAGATTGGAAAGTAAGTTGCATGGATAGTAGGATAGAGAGATTTGATGTGTTTTCAACAAGAAGGCGGGGCCAGTTTTTTGCTGACCCCGCCTCGCGAGCTTGTTATCTCGATTACGAGCAGGCCGTGTTGACCGTCCAGTTGGTCGGGCAGCGGCGGAAGCGGAGAACCGCACCGTATTCAGGGATCACTGGCTGAGCACCGTAGGCAAACTTGCCACGGAAGAAGCCAATGTTCTCGTCCACGTTGCAGGTGCGATCATACTTGTTGATCCACTGGAAGCGTCCGAGGTAGTCCTGCGGAGCGAACTTCATCTCACCAGCTTGAAGCTGAGAGTCAGGGATCGCGAATTTGACGACCTGCTTAGTGACGATGTAGCAGTCTTCGTATTCTGCCGTGAAGTAGGCAGGATTGACGTTGGCTGCATCACCTTTGTTGGTGGCAGGGAGCATGAAGGGAACACGCACCCAAGCACCGCCGACAAGGTTCCAGCGAGCGGCTGCAATGTCGATGGTCATCTTGAAACCGTTGAGGGTGTCAAAAGAACCAGGAGCATTGTTCAGCATACGCACGCGGTCACTGTCCCAGCGGATGTTCTGGATGGTGACGCCATCGGTAGCAAGGGTCTGCTGAGCTTCGTCCGAAAGAACGAGTGGCAGAAGCGGCTGGCCCATCTTGTTGACGGAAAGGCCGTTCTGAATGTCAGCGCCGTTGCGGACGAGGGAGTAGCGGATGTAATCAAGCATTTCGCGCTTCAGCGTGCCGATGGTTCCAGTCGCGAAGGAGCTGGAGTTCACGGTAAGACCGCTGTTGGCGACATACTTGTTAGAGCAGATCGCGGTGAACTGATCGCGGCGTTGATTTTCCCACAGGTAGCGGGAGTAGCCACGCAGGTTGCGAATGAAGGAAGCCGCCTGCTGCACGATGTTGTAGCTCATACGAGCATCTTCAATGCAGAATGGAGGGCTTTCGACAGCCGCAATCTTCAGTTCCATCGAACGACGAGTCTGGGACGGATAGATGGTGGACACCGGAGGTTGGCAAGAGCCACCTTGATCGCCTTCGCCACCGTCATTGAACCCGTAGGTCGTGAACGTCACATCGCTGCCGTAAGGCATCGCACGCTCATAGGTGATGAAGTTCGGGGTGTCACCCATGCCGTTGGGCCAGCGGGTGCGGGAAACGACAGTATCGTTCTGCCAAGGATTCGTGATCCACTGCTTCTCAGAAGGATCGTCAACGATGCGGTTAGCTTCCGTTTCGAGGAAGTTGTTAATATCTGTGCAGGCCATAGTGGTAGTTAGGTTAGGGGTGTTGCCTATTCAGGCGGGTATTTGAGTTGAGTTGAAGAACTTGATTTCCAGACGTTCTCCGGTTGGCGACATGCCAGCGGTGTCCAGATCGTTCCACTCCGAGCCAGAGTGATTAGTAGCTCATTTACCCTTTTACCTAGCGAGCCTCCAAGGAGCGTGGGTAACGCTTTTTAGCTCAATGCGATTTTTCACGTTTTTCCCGTGAATGTCAATAAAAAATTTTACAACTCCTCTCTTGCAATCTTATCCTAAACATCGACATCATTCTATCACATGATCCCATCTATCTATATCCGCATTGACCAACCTGCTGTTGGTTCTCAATTCAAATTTGACGCTCAAGTAGTTGTTGGAAACGACTCCACAGGAGATGTTACTGGTTTTCGCTCTCCTGTTTTTGAAGTTGGTGATGAGCACGAATCTTTCGTGACCCTAATGCAAAAAGTCACACAAGCCGTGCTTCAATATCGCGATTTCCGCAAAAAGGCAACTGAGCAGGACTTTCACCTGCTAAATCAGCAAGGAGAGCCTGCTCAGGAAACGCCCGTTATCGTAGTGCCTTGAGCCTTACGATTGACTCATGTGGGCATTAAACCGCGCCATGATGCTGTCAAAGTCATAGCCTTTAGGCATATCATCCGTGGAAGATGATTGTGGAGTCTGTGTGCTACTTGGACGTGGAGTGGCTGCAACACGGCTTTTCACAGCCTGTTCAAGCTCACTAATCTTGGCATTGCGTTCATCTAGTTGGCGAAGCAAGTGCGGTAGAATTACACTGGCGCGAGCAGCAACAGCAAGGCTGGCTGGATCACGTTTGATTTCTGCCTTTTGAATGGCTTCAAGCAACGCTTTGTTATCCTTGATGAATGGGATCTTCTCTTGAATCAACTTGTTTGCAGCTTCGGTAGCTGCTTGCAGTTGACGTTCTTCATCTTCTTTGGCCTTACGAGTTTTTTCTTGTTCCAAGAATGACAGTTCCTGCTTGGCCTTCTCTGCATTCTCAAACATTTCGGCTGATTTGCGAAGAAGTTGTTGAGTCTCGCGAGCCTTGGCAACCAGTTCGCCAGCATCAATGGGCGACCATCCATCAGTCACTTCGCGCAAACGGCGGCGTTGCTCAACTGGATCATTGATCGCCAGAACAGATTTGAGAGTTTCCGGGTCAACATCATAGCTTTTGGCGAGAATATCGACATCCTGACCGATGCGTGCAGCAGGCTCAAGAACTTCATCCTGATATGCTTTAGAATGCTGAATGTCATGGATAGCACGAAACTGTTCATGCTCAACCATAGCAGTTTCCATCTCGGAGATACGCTTCTCGTAAGCAGAGATGTCTTTGCCTTCAAAATCAGCAATCTTGGCCTTCATCTGCTCAATCTCGATGAGCTTTTCCTGAACGGTTTTATCTTTCTCAGGCAAGGTTCGTTGAAGACTGTCGCGTTCCTCACGAAGCTGCTTTAGTTCAGCCTTCATTTCCTTCCATGTGTTGATGGCTTCTTGAGTTGGTTGCGACTTCTTCGGGAAGTCCTCTGGCGGCGAATCGTCGTCCTTAGCAGTTGGTTCCTGCTCTTTTGGAGCTTCTTCAGCAACCTTTTCAGCGGCTTGTGGTTCTACAACCTTTTCGGCTGGCTCAGGCTCAGTTTGGGCCTCACCAGATTGGATAAAGGCTTGCGCCCGTTCCCACATGGCTTCGGCTTCTTTGTCTGCATCGTATTCTGGTGTTTGTGGCGTGGTGTCGTCTTGCATGATGTGTGGTTATTTGGTTTCGAGGTAGGATTCGTCAATATGGCTGAATGGTTCATTCAAGAACACATCCATGTGATCTGTCTTATCCGCTGGCTTGTGAGCTAAGTTACGAAGCGAACGAAGAACACGTCTTTGACCTGCTTGGGCGGCATGTATCATGGAGATGGCAAATGACGCTTGCGCTCCGTGGTCACGCACAATAAGCGGAATAACCGAGTCATTTGGCTCAGTTTTTTCCTCGATGATGGCAAGTGCCTCCATCATCACTGGATCGTTTAGGATTTTGGCTAGACGGTCTGGACCGTCACCTTGGCGGAATTTATCAATGCGGGTTTGTTTGTCTTGTGTCATGCAGTTGCTCTAAGAGATGCTTGCTGTGCCTGTGCTGCGGCAGACTTGCGTGCAATATCGGCTGCAACTTCGGCATCACGAAGGGCGCGTTTTTGCGCTGCTTCAACTTGGCGTTGTTCCATCTTCATGCGGAACTCCTCGGCACGCTGATCCATTTTGGCTTGCCATTCCGCCATCTTTATTTCAATGGGATTCGGGCCTTCAGGTGGAGCAGGCTGTCCAGCAGCCTCCGCTTCCATCGCCTGTTGTTTCTGTAAGTGTCTCGAACCGTTGACGATGATTTCGTTGAACTGCTGGAGTTGTTGGCGGAACATTGGGGCTTCTGGCCCTGTGAATTGCTCAAGTGTTTGCGCGGCATGGTCGAAGATTTTAGCCATTGGCGGAACGATCTGCGCGTAAAGCTCAGGGTTCTGTCCGGCTTGGTCAAACTGCTGGTAGAACTCAGCCAACTTGCCAACGTGAATTTGCAGGTGAACCCGCTTGTTTTCATTGGGCAGGATCATCTGGTCAATGCCTTGAGCAAGAAGACCATTTTGAGCATCTGCAATGGCGGCGTCAATCGGAGGACGTTGATCGGCTCCCGGAACTGTGGTGAGTTCATCAGCCATTTGCCAACCAGCAATAGCTCCCGTGAAGCCACGAACAAGCGTCTGCTTGCCGTAATCGTCGTAGTAGGGGTAGAGCGGCATCAAGTTCTCATAAGCCAAACGGCGTGCAGATGGGCTTCCAAATCCGATGGAGCGACTGGCGCGAGTATAGCGGAAGTCGATCATATCGAGAGCTTCAGTTGGAATGCCATCTTCCATGCACATCTCACGGAACTGCCAGACTTGCTCACCGCCAGGCTCACCACGTTGGTAGCCTTTACGGAAGAAGCGACGAACAACCTCCTTAAACAAACGATCAAGAGGCTGCATGAACAGGTTAATGGCAGTCACCGAAAGTTGGGAAGCCATTTCCATGCGGCTCATCGCTTCAAACTTAGACAACTCACGTCCTGTATCAAGTGTCTTGGATGAAGTGTATTGAGCGATGTTGTTGTAGAACGTCTGACGCAGACTTTGAACCGTAGGCTCAATGTTGTTAATGATGTTTGGCTGCTGAACTTGAACGAATTGCGCTCCCGGCGTGACGAGATAGCCTGCTCCATAAGGAACAATGCGGAAGTTTTCGACAGCTTCTTCACTTTCGACTTGCCAATGCGGACCAGCGGTTTGCGCCACATCAACTTTCTTATTCTCAAGACGCATCAACTGTTGGAAGGCGTTAAACATATCAGCCCCAAGACCACGAATGCCGTGGTAAGTGCCATTGGTGCCAATGCCACGGGTGAAGAATGTAAATGCTTCACAAGCTGTCCTGTAAAGACTGCGAGACTTGAATAGGAATGTCTCAGGAACTCCATCTGTAATGGGGTAGCCATTTTCTGCAAAGGCATACATAGAATAACTACCATCCAGTTCCTTGACCCACATATAGATTACAGATACAGAAGGACTTGTTTCACCAAAAGTGATGTCGTTGTTCTTCCAGCGGCTCTCCCATTCCATCCAATTTAGTGGATCTGGAATCTGTTCGGAAGCATTCATTACTGCCTTTTTAAGCTGACCGATATTCCAACCTTGCTCCTCTGCCGTTGCGCCCATCTCAATGTAGCGCATAAGATCAGACGGGTTTTCCAGCTTTTTGAGGCAAGCGTATTGGATCTCGCATTCATTTGCCCGTGTTTGACGGGGAATCTTCATGTAAGCCAAACTTGTCACATCCCATTCCCAATTTACTGGATCAGGAAAGAAGGCAATACCAACGCCATGCAGCGTCATGTAATGCGGGATATAGGCATACTTGAAGTTGAAATCAGGCCAATTCCTGATGACTCGGCTCAGATTTAGGCTGATACGCTGAGAAATCTCCTGATTCTCAACGCCTTCGCCATACTTAGTCCGAACATCAATCAAGTTTTCTGTGCCACTGATAAGGTCGTAGAAAGCTGCCAATGAGGTATCAAGAACAGCTTTGGCATCGCCTGGGTTAAAGTTCGACATGTAGGCCAGCCCTTGCTTAGCCAACATATTTTGATCTAGGGGCGGTGCTCCATCGACCATAGCCTGAACTTTAGCCATTTGCTGATTGCTTTTAAGATCAGCACGTTGTAAGCGAAACCAAAGACTTCTGGCAGCGCCGACATCCTTGATGCGTTCTTCAAGGAATTTTCCCTTGTCGTCAACAACAGGGGGATTATAGGATTCAAGGGTATTTGTGGAGTCTGCCATAATTATGCTAGACTAACCCACTTGGCTGGTCCCGCAACCTTCAATCCACTGCCAGTTTCATTACAGGCGGCAATAACCTCGGCCAATGGAATCTGAAGCAAAGTAGCAACTTTCTTGGCAGTCATCTTCTCGGTAGAGGCTTCGATAGTGTTTTTAATCTTGAATGCCGTAAAACTGGCAGTCGGCAACTTGCCATCCTGTCCACTGAGACTTTTAGCTTCTTCAGCGGCAACCTGAACAGGTTCAGCTTTAGCTTTTTCAGGCTTAACCGAGTTGATTTTGTCCGCCAAAACAAGGTCCGCAAGGGTGCCATCTTTACAACCGTGGACAACCACTGCATGTCCATCATAAGGCTTTGAGTGGTCAAGTTCTTGATCGCCAGTCAAGTCGTCACAAACAATCTTGCCGCCCTCAATACGGTAGTTTCCAGTATTCCAGTTGTGTTGGATGAGAATGGTATTGTGAGCGTGTGGAACAATCTCAAAGCGCATTTGGATGTCAAAAGGCTCAAGAGGTCCGCTCCAAGGCATCACGCGATCAATCTGGCCGATCATGGGAGACATAGCCCCAAGCGCATGATGGTAAATACCTGTGCCAACCATGTGAGGCTCGCCAAATGCAGCTTTGCGTGTTCCATTCGGAAGGAATGTCCATCCGCGAGTTGGAACAATCGCTCCCATGTGAGCTTTGCCGCTTTCGTGGTGCTCTTTCTGGAGCTTAGACAACCATCCTGGCTGAACTGGAGTGTTATCAAGTTCATACCAATACCAAGGACCATTAGTGTATTTCTCAGCGACAATCTGTGCCGTTTCGCGGAAATGCTTGGCTGCTGCGTCTGTTGCATTGCTGGAGTAGAAATCCAAAACATGAATATCTACGTTGCTGAACAACGGTTCAATTTCCTCAAGGAATTTGCGAGATTCGTTTTCAATCTCCCGACGAGCAAAAATCGCGCAGGAAAATCCAGCATAAGGACCAAACTTCTTAAAAACAGCAGCAGTTTTAGACAGCATCTTGATGTCGTGAGCCGACACAGGGATAGCGAGTAGCATAGGATAGTATGTGGTGTTGTGGTTTAGTGTTCGATTGACGAGCGATTCTTATAGAAGGGAAGTAATTTGTCCAGACATTACATCAAAAATTGGATGCTCCTTCCAGCCGCTTTCCTGCAAGGCAGTATGCGGTGCATGAAACCGTGCTGATCGAAGATTGCTGCCAAAATTTTGAGGGGCTAGGCGAACGGTGAACATAACCACTTCATTTTCGGCTTCCTCTTGGCTCATTCCAGTGAATTTGGCTACCTTAAATGCAGCTTTTCTAACTGTTCCCTCCATAAAACGAACGCCATTCCCCTCCCAGCACCAGCCATAGCCACGTCCAACTCGCGGAACAATAGAAGTATCAAAGCTGCCAGCATGAATCAAATTTGATCTTAATCGCTTGGATTCTTTGCCATTGATGGCTGGCAATACTACCGATCCATCAAAGACGTATTGAGCGTTGGATGGAGGATAAATACAGTCTGGAATATCAAGGCATCCCTCTAAGATACGAGGGTGTTTTAGCCCTTCAGCAATCGTCATGGCGGATGATTGATTCCCGATGAAAAGACTACTTCCAGCAATGAGTTTTGCCAGTTCCAGCATGTTTTTGACCTTTACATGTTTAACATCTCCAAAGTGACGGAATGCCGCATATTCCTCATCTAAACCTACAAAAATAAGCTGATCGCCATAGTGCTTAACAATCTCACCCCAAGGAAAGTAATCATTGTTGTAGCGAGGGCTGCGATTTATCACGATTTTTCCGTGAAAATCAAAGTCTGACACTTTAATCCAGGGTTCAGAAAAAACAGGGACAGCCTCAATAAATCCCATCATGTGAGCATGTTTAGCATGAACCGCTGCTAAGTTTGTCTTTCTGTCATGCACACCCACTCGGCGGAAATCCTCTGAACGCCAATCGCATTCATCGGGCCTTCCGATGCGGACTGCTTTGATGATGGGCTGGCTTTCAAGGAAAGGGCGGATGAACTTCTCACGGGCTACAATACCTTTGGTCAATCCGTCATCCCAAAGATGGTAAATAACTGGATTGCCTCGATAAACGAGAGTGGCTAGAGATACAACGCAGTCGCCTAAATCGCCGCTGCTAGATACCGTAACAGTAGGAAGCTCAATGGTTTTACTCATATCTTTTGTGGAACAATACACCCCATCATACTTATGTTCCACAAAGTTCCACGCCACGGTGTCGTCAAAGACTTCCTCGGTGCAATGGACTCCTGTGATGCCAATGTGCTTAGATCTTGAGGCTGTTGGGACAATGCAATGCAGGTCGTTCTTTGGCATGACTCGAAGCTGGATATTCCAGTCCCAGCCTGCGGGAGATTCGTCTTCTTTCCCACTGGAATAGTCAAAATCCCAAGTGTCTTTGAGGTATTTGTTCCACACATGGGGCCATGTTCCCCAGATGTTGCCTGTGAACTCGGTGACTCGGTGCCATGTCGCGGGGTTCTTATCGGCCTTATCGCCTACCCACTTGGCACAGATCGCCATTGTTTTCTCGTCGCCATGCAGATTCCAACGGCTTGCCCCCCAAAGGAAGTCAAGGATGTCTGGCGAAACAAGAAAGTCGTCCTCGCCAAGAATGGTGAAGGTTGCGCCCTCAATGCGGAAGCAGTGGTCAAACAAATGCCAAGGATTGCGTAGGACGCCCAACTTTTCCTTGTTGAAATGCTTGATGACAGGAACCGGAGACTTGGCTGCAAACTCGTCAATGACAGCTACGCATTCATGCCTCTTGTCCGTAGGCTCAATGAAGAAGTGAACTGAGGACAAAAGTGACAAGTTGGTTTTAAGCCAGCTATCCAAAGTGGGCTTGAGATACTGCGGACGATCAGCGCAGGTGAAGGCCAAAATGGTTTGGCTTTGCAAGCGTCCCAAGGTCGTAGCTCCATGCTCATAGCGTTCCTTGGAGTTCGACTTGCGAGCCACATCATCTTCCTCGCCATATCCTTGAGAGGGATTGGCATGAAGAAAACCAAGGTCAACCTTACCTCCCTTTGTGGCATCCACATAGCCCCAGCGTTTTGCAACCTCGGTAAACCAGTTGTCGCAATAGACCGATTTGAAGGACGGGTGCCACAGATAGCCCATTGCTTCGTAGAAACGCTTAGACACGATGGGATGGCAAATCAGTTCGTCCTTGCGATGCTTGTCGCCAACATGCAGGATGTCTGCCCCATTGCTCATGTAGGACTCAATGATCTGATCCCAAGCATGAGCGGGTTGCCAGTCATCATCTAAGGCAACTAGCACATCGCCAGTCGCTTCTTCAGCAGCTTTGTTCCATGCCGCTACAACGGTGTTCTCGTTGGAGATCACCGCATCAGGAAACGCAGCTTTGCCAACTTCGTCATCGTGGTCAACGCAGGTGATGATTTCAATGTTGGCTGAGTTGTCCGCACGTCCAAGCCATAGCTGTTGACATTTCTTAGCGGCTTCAGGACGACGGGTTGCGTGTAATAATGATATTTTCATATTAAAGTATATAGGAAATTGATGCCTGCCGCCGCAAGAGTCCTCCGAAAATTTCCGAAGGCGTATGCCCCCTTGCGCTTGAACAAGGTTCTCGTCTAGCACAGGAACGGCAGGCAAATTGGTGACTCAGGCTGGAATTGCACCAGCTATTGCAAGACCCTTCAGTGGCTTCTTTATCTTGCTTTCGCCACTGGACGGAAGGCTGCGTGTCACTTTCCACGCCGCTGAGTCAAATTGTCAAAGATCATTTCTTTGCAGGACTGACACGCGCCCCCATCCCGACACGGGACTTCTCGCGCATCTTTGTCTGCACTTTTTTGCGGCCTAGCTCGCCTGCTGTCTTGGGGGTTTCGGAGGACACACGCTTCGTGGGGCGGCAATACTCGTTGGAGCCTCCAGCACCACAGGGTTTGCCTGTTCGCTGGTCCTTCCAGTTTTCCTTTTCCCATCGCTTGAGATTGGAACCAGCTTCGCCCTTTCGGACATTGCCTTTAGCCTTGCGGCACTTGGCAATGGCTTGAGAGGCACGGGCCGATGGAAACACGGCATAGCTGGCTTTGACTTTGTTGTAGCAGGCGTCTTTCATGGAAACTACTTTCGCTTTTGAGAGCTTGCGCGTGGCCCCTTTCCGTAACGGGCTTTTTCGCGCATCTCATGTTTCTCGCCCATCTCATGCCCGTCCTCTTTGGATGAGTTATGCTTCATGGAGCAGGTTTTTTTGCAGCGGGGGGGGTCATAAGATTATTGGCAGCTTTCACACTCCCCCTCGGTTACGTTGCACGCACGATCTGGCAACGGTTCATTGAAATCGTCGCCTTCGTAATAGCAGACAAGACTGATCGCGGGTTCGGCAGGAGGACCACCTTGGTTAATGACAGGCTCACATTTAAGGCCAAAGCTCATGGGCAACTTATAGTTACGAACGGCTTCATTGAGGGCAACCATAACGTCATTCAGAACATCGGTTGGGTGTTGGTAGAGGTGGAGGGGGCGGGTGTGGTATGAGGTCATGGGATAATCAAAACTCCAAACAGAAACACGAACGACAAAAAGGCAAGCATGGAAGAAAGCCAAAGGAAGTCAGAGTCCATAGTAAGTTATTATTTCTTCTTCACGCTTTTGCTTCCGACACAACCCCATTTCTTACGAGACAGGGCGTTAGGCGAATTGCGGTCTGAACGCCAGTCGCCCTTGATGTTGTTGCTGCGAGCACAGTAAGCATCTGCACGCTTGCTGCCGATAGGTCCGATTTTGCTGCCCTTCTGTCCGTATTTGACAGTTTTAGTGCGACCCGTTTCAGGATTCTTGACGGTCTTTGAGAACTTCTTTTCCATAGTGTTGAATCTTATATTTGTGGTTAGATGATGGCAAGACGCTTCTTGATTTTGTATTGAGTTTTTTCCGAATTGTCAGCGATAGCTTGTAGCAAGTTTTGAGTTCCATCGGTTGCCTTTGGCATTGCCGCCTTGATGAGCTTGCAAAGATCTTCTTCTCCTTTGAGAATGACTTTGAAAAACACTTCGCAGTCTTTGGAACCTGAATTGACAGAAGACATCTCAACAGCCTCTTTGTTGATCTGCGAGATATTGATGACCTCTTTCTCAAGCCCAATGATGCGTTCGATCACATCGTCATAGTGTCCCTCGTAGGATTTATAGAGTCCACCAAGAAAGTCATGGTCCTGGAAAAAGGTAAGACCATTGCACTCGTTGTGAGCACGGTGAGCAAGAAATTGGAGGGCGCGTAATTGAAGGGCGATGGATTGCATAGGAAATCAAATGTTTGAATCAGTTGGCGCGATTGGAGTAAATTGGGACGATTTTTGACCACGACGAAACCCGCGTATGTATTGCTCGTTAGCAATAGCCAAAAGTTCCAGATCTTTTTGATTCAGGCGAAAGACGTAGAACACAAGCCAAATGAGCGATGCGCTGAAGAATCCCACAAGGAACGCAGCAAGGTCACATGCCAGCCATGAGTCATTCATGAGAATTTTTCTCCAGCCTAGTTTGAATGTTGGCAATGATCTTGTGCCTCAACTTGGCGTTTCGACCAAGAATGATAACGGTATCCGCAATGATGTGCTCAATGATGGAAATCTGATCTTCATCAGTTAGCGATTCACGCATTTCAGCCAATTTAGCAGAATGAACCTCCAAGCTCTCAATCAAGCGAAGGTATCCGTATTCAATTTGTTCAGGCAAACTGCGAGGACGGGATGGGTCATTGAATCCAAGGACTTTTTTCGGAGAAGGTATCATGTGATGTGCGTTATGATGTAACGAGTATGAGGGATGGTCAACTGGCTTCTTTAGAGCGTTTCTTAAACCGAGGCATCTCCAAGTTAAAGGTATGGCGATTCTCGATACGAGCATCCTCGATTTTTTCAATGATGAACTCGGCAGACAATCCGGCTCGAAGTGCTCTGGCTACCTTCCGTTGCAGGTCAATCACTGTGTCTGCCGTGATCTTTCTATAATCAGCCACGCTTTTCTGCGTGATCTTGCGGCACTCGTTGACTCGCTTCTGGACATATTGCTGCATCTCTGCCCAAATTTCTTCAGGGATCTCAGGGGTGTTCAGAACTCGCAATGCACCATCCAATTCTGCTCGAAATTGGACTTCCCACGGCTTGAGGGATTCTTCGTCGGAATGAAAGTTCTCCTGCATCTCCGGCGCATTCCAGCGAATATCGAGTTTCTTCCACGCATCGTAGAACGGTTCCATGTTTTCAGGGGTAGCTCCGTAACGCTCACGCAACAGCCTCCATACCTTCGCTTGCCCCATACTTTTAGGCGATAATACCTTCACCGTAGTTTTGAGGTAGTTCACCATCAGAAGTTCATTCTCACCAATCTGGACGATGCGTTTCCCAAATTTGAGAAAATCATCCTCTTGGTAAGTGATTCCAGCCATAGCGGACACAGCAAGTCTGTCGTAGCACACAACACCAATCGGGTCAGCCAGTTCCCACAAGATTCGATAAAGGAGCTTCAGGTGGTGAGGCTGGTGCTGAAGGTCGCGGATGAGGTTTGGTTCAAAGATAACAATTTTGCGAGTGGTGTCCATGTCGCGGCATGGCTATCCGAAATAGTTTAACCTGTCAATACCCTATGGCATACCCCAATGTATTTATATAAATAAGTTACTAAGGGTATCAGATAGGGTATAATTGTGGGAATTTACAGCTTTTTGGCGGGAAAATGGCGATTTTTGGCGGGAAAATGGCGATTTTAGGCTGTTTTTGAACATCACTCACATATCGTGCAGTAAGTGTTCATTTGAACAGTATGTGCAGATAAGTGGACATTAATGTCCACTTCTTTGACGCGCACGTTCCTGTTAGTGTGATCTGGCAGCAATACGATTACCACATTCCTTCGGCGGAAGTTTTTCGGATTTTTAGTCGTGTGAAAAACCTACTTCCTCCCCTGACATCCGCAGGACTTGATCTTACCCCTTGTAAGGTTCTGGTAATAGACTTCCGTTTCAGCACCGCATTCGCATAAGCATAGCCACCTAGAGTTTCCGTGGGCATTACGGGATACCTGGCGTAGAACAACTAGCCTTCCGAATACTTGGCCTTGTAGGGATTTGGGTGATCTTGGCATAAGCTCAATCTTCACTTTCCTCCAATTCCCGCAAGAACTTCTCTCGATACAGTGACTTTTCCTTGATACTCAAGGATTTCACACGCGGTATCTCTGGAAACATGACAAAAAATGGATCTGAAGCATGGGGCAAATCAAACACATGGCCCAACTCATGCAGCATGGCTGACAAAACATCCTCACCGCGCCCGATAAACCGATCCCACCATTTTACAGCCCAAGGCACTTGGTCCGACAACAAGATCAGCCAAGAGTCCACGCCAAGATGACGACACTCGGCAATCCGAGTTGGATGCTTCACTCGGTCAATCTTTCCCCACATGATGAGGATTTCAGCCTTGCCATTCCCAACTGGCTTTAGCTCCACCAAGTCTCTTAACGTAGTATTCCACTCACGGGCTGCTTTGTGGACAAACTTGGCTATCTCAGGTGGGCAGGCGTAAGTCAGGGTTGTCATTGCGGCTCTCCAATTCGGCATTCAGCGGTGTAAAGGTATTCCAACGACTCAAAGCGAGGCAGGTTCTCGCAAGGCTTCTCAAACGCCGTGTCCACGCTCAAAACTCGGTTGTTCGGCACAGCAGCAAACCACCCCTCATTAACTTGCAGTAGGTGTAATTGTTTGTGTTGCTGGAAAGAATCCGACAAAGCATTTCCCGTGAAGTCAATCGTGCAAAGGTAACGCGCAGGCAAACGATCTGGATATGGCTTAATCCCACACACATTCAACAGTTGAGCATTCCCACGCTTCCAGATGCCAAACTCATGGACGCAAAACTCCGACGAGAACGTGTCCCAAGGCTGAATCAGCTCGACATCCGGCAACTCACACGGCTTCCAACAAATCGCCTGTATCGGCAGGCAATACATCGCTCCGGCAATCTCCGGCTCATCAAAGCGCACCTGAAACTGGAGGCTCGCTGCTTCCTGACACCTTACCCCTAGAATGTGAGCCTTGAGGTATTTGCCGAAGCCGCTTTGGTGGTTTTGGGTGAACTCTTTGCGAACGAGGCAATGGATGATGGAGGGTAGGTCGGAGAGAATGTAGGGCATAAAATTGTGATACAGAAGAAGTGGCACTCATCAGCCATGGGGTTGCAGAGATTCAGCCAAAGGTCGCAAATCCTCGATAGCAATCTTGATGGCTTCACCAAGACTTACCGCAAGCTGATCCCACGTCTGGTTGCCCCCTCGGTTCTCAATAGCATCGCAAGCCAACGACTGAACCAAGATGAATAACCGACAGGCAGGATCATCCGTTACTTCATCAAGCGCACCAAGCACCTGCGTAAGACCTTCAGAGAGTATGTTGGGAGGTGGTTCGTTCATAAGATTAGTCTAAAATACGGTAAGCAATGATGTCATGGCCTTCTTCAGCGTGGTCCCAATCAAATTTTTTTGCTGGACCAATATCCGTTTCCCCGTTGCGAAATTTCACCTCACACTTGGTGTCTTCGGGAATCGGACATTTGCTGAGCAGAGGAACGCAGCAAAACAATTCTGATCCGGGATATTCTGGAATCAAGCCCTTACGCTTGGTTCTTTCTTGAATCGGACACCTGTCACCATTCCACAGAATCCAGTCGGGTTCCGTTTTGGTGTCCTCGCATTGGTCGGAACAGACTTCTTTCCGCAGTTCCTCGCGGGCTGCTTTCCATAATTGAAAAGCGTCTTCTTCATTGCAGAAAGTAATGCGGTTTACTTTCCACCAAGCATCAAACGCCTTCCGCTCTTCGTCGTAGCCGATGGCGTCGAGAACATGCTTCAAAGCCAGCATCCTTGCCCCCTCTATGCTTTGACCGTTATGAAGTGCCTTCCTCCGTTCGTAGGCAAACATATCCGCCAGTTCCTTGAGTGTGTAGTTTTTGTTCATGGCTTCAAAATCAGTTCAATCTGCTTAATCACGTTCGCAAGATACTTGGTCTGCTCCCCCGTCAAATTACCCCCATGAAATCCCAAAAGGGTGCTCAACTGAAGATACACATTCCGCATAATCAACAAAGCCTCCTCCAGCTTCTTCTCAGCCTTCCCCTCCCGCGCCAGCTTCTCACAAGCATCGTCTAACCAAATGCCAATGTCCTCCGGCTCAGGCTGGTCGTCGTGCTCACCCCTCCGCCAAAAATTGTAGTAACGTAGATTATCAATGAGTTCAGTTGTCGTAGTCATAGAATATGTTGTGATGTGAAACCCATACTGATCCAATCCCAACAACCACGCAAGCAGAAAGTATAAGATTCAATTCAAGAAGAAATCCAGAGAACCCATTCCAGAAAAATAACCCCCATACGGCATCAAGCAGAAATAAACGAAGGGGTGGCAGCAACCACAGATGCCCCACAGATCGCTCAGAATCTCGATCCTACGCACTAAGGGAAGTTGAATGACCAAAGACACCAAAAAAGCTAGGATGCGCTAGAATCTCATTTGCGGAGGATAAGATTCATTGCGGGAGAATTATGAAAGGGGGGTGTTTTTACGCCTGTGCAGAGCACCCGCGCCCCGCTGCCACCGGACCACCCGCCCCGTGGGTAGCACCAGCACCAGCAGCAGCAGGCTACCCGCCCCGCCCTGCCCTAGCGCAGCACCAGCTATGTCTTTACATTGTAGTCGCTAACTCCAAACAATAGCACAAAAGCAGACTTTTTTCATATAATTTCCATAGAATCCATAGATGCTGGAACAAAATCGAACTCGCCGGAGTTCAAGATGTTCACCTGAACAGCATTCCCGCCCTCCATGCCGGATGCTTTGTGAACAATCTCGACTAATGCTTTAACATCGCCCCAACTTTGGACATCTGGCGGAGCTTGCTCAGCTTGACGCAGCCCTTTAGCAGCTATCTGGAGAGCTAGCAGACGGTTTGACTCGCCCAGAGACGCAATGGACTCGCTAACGGTGGACGCGACCTTAGCCGCTAGAGAGGCGACAGGAGGCGATTTTTCGACCTTTTGTGACAATGCGTGACTTTCTTTTTTTTGTCCCTCCATCGCGGCACGCCATATCTCATCGCGGCATCGACGCTGCCGAATAGTAGCGGCATCAACATCAAAACGTGCTGCTAATTCGCTATCAGAAACGCCTTTAATCGACAGCAGACGCAATGCCTCCCATGAATCATCGTTTAAAACTGGAGTGTTTGCCATGCTCCCACGATTTACCAGCCTCCCAAAAACGCCACCGAAAAAAAGCAAACTTACCCTTGTCATAATTTCTCCTTTGTGCAAAAGTCGAACGCGCCGACCGCGCTTTACACTATGACACGCACCGAAAAACAACGCATTAAATCAGCAGTCCTTGAGCTTGCACGCCTAGCCGCTGGCCTGCTCATGATGGGCACCCTTGTCGCAAGCCTCCCTTTTCTATTCGCTATACGCTAAATAATTTCAGGCCGGAAAACGGCCACCAACAACACAACACAACAGACACCCAAACATGAAAACACTAAGCCGCACAGTTGACGAATTGACCCACACGCCAACCAACATCCGCACAGCTGCCGCTCGCAGCTTGCGCCGCTATATACTGCCGAGCGGTGACGCCTCGTCGCTGCGCCTCGCGATTTTAAGTCGCCAAGGCGTGAAACTTAACGGCGGCACGCTCAAATCCGCACGATACTACGCACAACGCAAAAACGACCCATTGACCGAACCCCTTAAAAAGCGACACGACGAGCGAGGATTCCAACTGCTTTCCAAGCTTGGAAAAGACCGAGCAGGGGAAATGGTCACTTTCGAGATCGAATGTTTTCTGCCACGCAACAGCGTGCAACCACTGAAGGAATCTTTGCCGCTAGCCGTGCAAATGGTAAGCGATGGCAGTTTATCGAGCGCAGACAGTCCAAGGACGCGTGAAATGGAAGGGATCGAACTTCGCATTCCGTGCAGCGTGACCGACTACTCCCGCCTATTCCACGTCTGCCGCCTACTTTCGCTCCACGGCGCTAGGGTAAACAAAACCTGTGGATTGCACGTGCACTTTGACATGCGTGACCTTTCACCGCTCAAACGCTACGCAGACATTAAAGCCGAGGGTGCAAGGCTCCACTCCGTCATCTCCACAGTCGGCCGCTACCTCGTGCCCCCGTCAAGGCTCAATAATAGGTACTGCGCCCTGACCCCGCCCTCACTGCGCGACCGTTATCGCGCAGTGAACGCCGAGTCCACAGGCAAACACGGCACGCTGGAAGTTCGCTTGCACAGCGGGACCGTCGAAGCAGACAAAGCCCGACTTTGGGCGGAGTGGTGCCTTTTCTTCCTGCGCCGCCCTCTCTCCAAGTCGCAGAAAACCAGCCTCTCAGCGGTGCATTCTCCTGCCGCTGCTCTCGACTGGATTCTACGCTCCGACCTGCCCCCCACCCTCAAATGGTGGTCAGCCCAACGGCTTGAAAAGTTTCACCCTTCCGCCGTCTCATTGCCAAGCTCAGGCTCCAACGCCGCAGAAGCGAGCGAATAATTCCCCCCCCATAACATAACCACCAAACGTAAAAACATATGTGCAAAATTTTTGGAATCACCTCTACCGCTGGACTTCAAATGACAGCCCTTCACGGACTCATCCAGCGATCCCATAAAAGCCTGACCGCAACTCAAAAAGACGGCTTCGGGTTCGCGATAGGCTCCGGCGACGGCAACCACTACGTGGAAAAATGGGACAACCCAGCCAATTTCCCCGGTGCGGGACAATGGCCCAGCATTCGCGCCAACCTCGCAGGACTGCCCGTTGAGGCCGATTGTTGGACCGCTGGCACATTCCCCACCGCCCCCGGCGGTGCATACATCGCACACGCTAGGACCGCGACATGCAGCCGAGGCGCGGAGAACGCACACCCGCACAGCTCTCACGGATGGGCAGTAGTCCACAATGGAGTGGTGCAGCCTACCAAAGGCCGCACCAAGCCTTGTGATTCAATCCATATTCTTGATTCCCTTGTGACGCACAAAGGGGCCTCAAAACTCCATGCAGACGTTGCAGGTTATCTCGCAATTCTTGCGATTGACCCCAAAGGCAGACTTTCCGCTCTACGCGACGAACGCGCCCCGCTCGTTGTTGCCTGGGTGCCGAGCTTGTCGGCTTGGGCGTTTGCTTCATCCGATGCCTTGCTTGCCGAGATTGTCAGCGCGCCGCACGATAAAGCATACACGCTGCAACCATACCGCCACGCAACCCACACTGGCAAAGGTTGGACGCACGAGGAGGTCAAAAGATGGGACGCAAGCAAGGCAATCAGCTCCAAAGCATCCAAGGCCTTCGGAGATCGTCCTTTGCTTAACGACGAGTTCCCGGAATACTCCGGTAGCAAGTGGCACAGTAACAAAAAATGGAGCTTCTAACATGCCCACCCGCGACCATAACACCTATCGAGACCACTACCGCAGCACAGCGGAGACGCTCGCCAGACGCGCCGAGCTAAAGCGGGTTATCCGCTGGCTCATTGCCTATGCTCTTGTCGGAGCTTTCGCCGCAGCGGTAGCCCTTGCCGCTTGATGCTAAACCACCGCGCCCTTTGCCTAGCAGGGGCGCGGCATTTAGCACCACACACGCCACACACCACACGCCATGCCACAACGACCACGGCGATCCCTGCTCATGGTGAACGAGCGACGATGCTGCCGCCCTCATGGACTCGCTATCCGAAACGCTCGCCTAGACGCAGCCCCAAAAAACCTGTTCAAATGACCACTGTTCAAACGAGCACTGTTCAATCGAACAGTCCGGCCTCAGATTTTTCTACGTCCGCCCAATATGTCCGCCCTTGTTAGGATCAAATGTCAGAGCAGCAAAGAGCAGCAAAAAAGAGCAGAAAAAAGATTTTGACAGTTCTCCTTTATGAGAATATATCAAAGCCGCAGTCGAAACCCATAACACACCACAACACCCCATGAAACTCACCATCACAATCGAACTGAACGAAGACGAAAAAGGCTGGATTACCTGCCCTGAAATGCGCTCTTCATTCCCCACGAAAAACGCCACCAAGGACGTTGCCGCACTTGTCTCAGAGGCTATTGACCTTGCTGAAGAAGCGCAGACGATGCCTGCCGCCGTGCAATATCCCCCCATGCCTTGCTTGCGCCAGCATTCCTCTCATTGGGCGAAGGAGCGAAGAGCAGGACTGTTGGCTATGGTGAACGACCCAACTGCCAGTCCGCAAGAACGCTTCCTTGCTGCCGCAATCCTCAAGCAACCCTAAACGCCACCACCCCATGAATCCTCGCTTCCTCATCACTTACAGCATCGCCTCACGATCCTACACGATCACGATGCCTGGCATCTCCGCATCGCACATCTGGCGATCATGGGACCGCCCCGGTTCTACGCTTTTAAACGTGGTTGAATGCGACCACCACGGATTGCCAGAGCAGTAAAGAGAGCAGTAAAAACCATTTGCCTATCTGAGAAAGAGCCGTAAATCAAAATCCATAATATGACACAAGATATGACCATCGAACAGTTTTGCCGCAAGCACAAAGCTTGCGGAGAAGGCCAAGAATGGGCTTTAGCCTCCTGCTCCACCATGCAGGAAGTTTGGAACAACGTCAGACCAGAATGGCTCATTTGGGTTGCAACCCGTTTGGGCGTGTTGACCGATAAAGAGCTTCGGTTATTTGCGGTATTTGCCGCAAGGCAAGTGCAACACTTGATGACCGATTCGCGCTCAATAGCAGCTATTGATGTTGCAGAACGGTTTGCGAATGGCGAAGCGAGTGTCGAGGAACTTGAAACAGCATACGCAGCAGCAAGGGCAGTAGCAAGGGCAGCAGCATCGGCAGCAGCATACGCAACAACAAGCGCAGCAAGGGCAGCAGCAAGGGTAGCAACATCGGCAGCAAGGGCAGCAACATGGGCATCAGACGCAGCAACATCGGCAGCAAGGACAGCAACAAACGCAGCAAACGCAGCAAGGGCAGCAGCATACGCATCAGACGCAGCAGCAGAAGCAGAAGCATACGCAGCAACAGGAGCAGAAGCATACGCAGCAGCATGGGCAGTAGCAAAGGCAGTAGCAACAGACGTAGCATCATGCGCAGCAAGGACAGCAGCAGACAACGCAAGGGTGGCAGCATACGCAGCAGCATGGGCAACAAACAACGCAGCCATGAAAGAATCTCAAGCCACATGGCTCCGGGAAAACACCACGCCTAATTTTCTATGAAAACACCAAACTCAATAGTCGAGCTTCTTCGGAAGCATCACAACGAAGCTGCATCACCTATGGCCTTCATTCGGGCTATACGCGAGAAGTGCGGAGTCCACACATCCAGCGTTTATCGTTGGGTGAACGGAGAAAAGTTTCCGAACGGTCAGCACACGTTATCCATCCTCGATTACCTTAACGAGCAAGAGCCGTAAAATGGAACTACTCGCTGATATTTTAATCGTTGTGTGGATCCCCATTACGATCATCGCCGCCATTCATTTACTTTTCAAACTTGTATGAGCCGTTACGGAAACTCAATGATCCCCAGTGATCGTCAATATGATGAATACTACGCAATTCGTTGCGAAGATTGCAACGTGAAGCTCAACACCGAAGAACTCAAGCGAGGCGATCCATATCTCTGCGAGATTTGCTTTGAACGCGAACAAGAAACCGAAGAAGAATAAACACAAATAACCACCATGAACACACCACGACCCACACCAGAGACAGATGCGGCATGGGCCTGTTTCAAAGGCCACACGGAATTGTTGCATGATGTTAAGAATTTAAGCCGCAAACTTGAACGCGAGCGCGACGAGGCGAGAAAGGAACTCTCCTCAATACACCGATGGATTGAGCGAAATCATGCAGATGGATTTATTGACTCGCTAACTTATTTGCAGAATTTAGAGAGAGTTACGGATTCTTGGTATGATCGTATCGATGCTATAGAAACAGACGCTCGTCGTTTCGTAAGAGAGCGCGACGAGGCGAAGGAGCTGCATAAAAAATCTTTATGCGAACGCGAAGCGGCTGAACGGGAGTCTGATGCTACGCTTGAACGAGCGCATAAAGCAGAACGCGAGCGCGACGAGGCCCTGTCATTGATAACAAAAACAAAAGCCATCCTCCAACAAGTTGATTTACCCGACGAGCTTTTGGATGTGCAAGCGCAACGCATGGTTAATCAGCACGACTGGCAACTTGGCATTGCCAGAGGTCAGGCAAAGCAAATCGAGCAGGCAAATCGCACGGTTCACACCATGCGCGAAGCCATCAAGGAGGCTCACACCGAGCTTTCCAATATCCTTGACATTATTAACAACTCTCGCGGTGTCGATAATTGGCACCTCAATGGAGCCGTAGCGACATGGAATGAGTTCGACATAAACCCTGCCGTTGCCCTCACCAAACTCCAACCCTTCATATCATGACCGACGAACAAATGAAAATCTCGATTGCGGAAAGCGTTGGCTACAAAGAGCTATTTATGGACAACGGAAAGTCCATGATCCCGCAAAGATGGGAATCTCCGTATGATGAGTTTTGCTATGTCGCAGAAAGACTCCCCGACTATTTCAACGACCGCAACGCCTGCGCGGAGTTTGAGAAGACGCTGACGGACGCAGAACACGATGCGTATCGCGCACACATCTGGGAGATGACATTTATGCCTAGAGATTGTTTTTCCGCCACCGCCCGCCAACGCAGCATCGCATTCCTCAAAACGAAAGGAATCCTGCCATGAAAACTAAACAATGGATGGTAATTCATTCGTCCGGCAACCTTTACGCCGCTAGCAATGCCGGAACTCAAAAAGAGGCCAAGAAACGTCATTGTTCAGACACAGGCAATCCGTGGCCTGTTGCACACAAAAACGGGGATCGCCTCGTAAAGGTAGCAATCTCAATTATCAAAGAACAGCTATGACCCCCACCCAACTCGACCACCTCAAGCGCATTGACGCTCACCTTGAACGTCTCATCGGCATCGCCTCAAAGCGGACGCCGGGGGAGTGGGAGCAAGATCATATTTACGTCGATACCTCCGACAAAGCCGACCTAATAAAGGCCGATGGTAATGTGAGAAACGCCACCTTCATTGCCTCCTGCGCTGGCAACGCCGAGGCCGGGTGGAAGGCCACGCGGGAAACGATTGCATGGCTCGACCGTATGGGAGCCATGATGGGCTTGAACTCGGTAGAGCAAAAACTGGCTGACTCCATCCTCGCTGCCTTTCCCCTCGAAACTCTCAAATAAATCAATATGACCATTGAAATCAACCGCAGTCGCGGCATACTCGCCGCTCTCGATTACCTAAACATGACCGTGCCGAAAACGCCTGTCATTGGTAGGATCAGACAATTTTCCAAAGCCCCTCTGCTTGGGACGCCGAAGACCTCGGTGGAATTGAGGAACACTAAAACACAAGACTAATAAGTATATGAACATTGATAACATGACCATTGGTGAAGCAAAAGCTATTGCAGCATTGTTTTCCAACCAACTACAACCACAACCACAACCGGAAGGCGCTCATCCCATGATTGGTAGGCGTTGCGTAATCCGCACTTACTCTGCTGGAGTCCACATTGGCGATGTGGTGAGCGTCACAAACGGAATGGAGGTTCTTCTCAATAACGCATTAAGGCTTTGGAAATGGGAAGGTGGCGGTCTGAGTTTGTCCGCAGTAGCTAACAACGGAATTAAAGGAGGTCGCCTCAATCGAACTGGTGAGGTTTATTTAACCAATGTTATTGAGTTTATCCCAATCACCGAACGTGCCAATAAAACCTATGAGCAATTCATTGAGGGTTAAACACCACGGAGAAGGGCCGTGTAACACTGTGAGCGGCGATGGCAGTGGCGATGGCGATGGCGATGGCAGTGGCAGTGGCGGTGGCTATGGCTATGGCAGTGGCTATGGCAGTGGCTATGGCAGTGGCTATGGCGATGGCAGTGGCGGTGGCTATGGCTATGGCAGTGGCTATGGCGGTGGCTTTGGCTACGGCGATGGCAGTGGCAGTGGCTATGGCGGTGGCTTTGGCTACGGCGATGGCAGTGGCAATGGCAATTAAAAATCAACTCAGACCCAAATACAAAACACATGAGCACAGAAAATACAGAAACAGCAGCACCAACCCGTCAGCTTGCGAAGCAGCAAGCGACACTCAAAGACCTGATTAGCGGAGATAAGTTCCGCGAACAAGTTTCCCTCGCGCTTCCAGCGCATCTTACGCCTGAGCGTTTCAGCCGTATCGCTTTGAATGCCCTTCAGCGCACACCGAAGCTGCAAGACTGCACGCAAGCCAGCTTGTTTAAGTGCTTGCTTGATATGGCAGCTATGGGCATTGAGCCTGATGGTCGTCGGGCGCATCTCATCCCGTATGGCAACGAAGTCACGCTGATCCTCGATTACAAGGGTCTTCTGGAACTCGTTCGCCGTTCGGGTGATGTGGTTAGCATCCGTTCCGAACTCGTCTGCGAGAACGATGAGTTCAGTTGGGAGAACGGTAAAGTCACGCACAAGATTGATTGGCGCAAACCCCGTGGCGAAATGCAAGCTGTGTATGCCGAGGCCGTTCTCAAGTCGGGTGAAACGCAAACTGCGACCATGACCAAGGATGAAGTGGATGCCATTCGCAAACGCAGTCGCAGTGGTAGCAATGGACCTTGGGCAACGGACTACGGTGAAATGGCGAAGAAGACAACCCTCCGCCGTTTGTGCAAATTGCTTCCGCTCTCTCCTGAGATTGCCGAGCACGTTGACAAGGATCAGGACATCCGCACGGAAATCGACATCACGCCGAAGCCTGCCGCCTCCCTCAACCTTCCAAGCCAACAGGAGGTCGCGCAATGATTATCCACGACGAAGCCACCTACCGAGCGCATCCCGCTCTCAATTATTCTTCAGCTAAATCACTGCTGAAATCGCCCAAGCACTTCCAAGCCGCGCTCAATCGCAAGTTTGAGCCTTCGCGGGAGATGATTATTGGCAGCGCGGTCCACAGCATCGTTCTGGAGGGCAAGCAACCTTCCTACATCGTTCGTCCTGCTGATCTCGACCTTCGCACCAAGGAGGGTAAAGCATGGCGGGATAAGCACGCTGGCATGGAAATCGTTACGCAGGAAGATCACGACATTGTGCTTAAAGCTGCCGCTGCTGTGCAAGCTAGTCTTGACGCGCAGTATCTTCTCAAACTTTGTCCGCACCGAGAGATTGGTATTGTCTCCAATTACACCGGAGTGGAAATCAAAGGCAGGTTGGATGCTCATGGCAAAGACGAAGCTGGAAAGCCGATCATTCTGGACTTCAAGACAACGAGCGATGCTGATCCTGAAACGTGGGGCAAGAAAGCCTTTGGCCTTCGCTACCCCATGCAGACAGCATGGTATGAATCTCTACTAGCTCTTGAACTTGGCCTTGAAGAACCACCTGCTTATTTCTGGCTTGTGGTTGAGACGCAAGACCCATTCGATGTTGTGATTTATCAGCCACCCGAAGAAGCTCTGGAGATTGGCCGCGCTCAAATGAAGCATTGCATCGAAAGCTATAAAACGTGCCTTGCCACAGGTAAATGGCCGGGATACACAAAAGGAATCATTCAGCTTGAAGTTCCTGTATGGGAACGCAAACGCTGGATCAAGTAAGACAAACACCAAAGACAAACAAAATATGAATGAAAATATCACATTAGTTATTCCCAACGGGGATATGTTGCCTCAATCCATGCTGTCTAATATCCGCGAAGGATTCCAGTCAGCATTTGAGCAAGCTGAAACATGGAGAGAAAAAGCTCTTGCTATCAAAGTCACTTCATTGGCAGACAAAGAAGCTATGAAACAAGCTCGCGAAATGCGTCTAGTTTTGAAAAACATTCGTGTCGAAGCCGAGAAAAAACGCAAAGCTCTAAAAGAAGATGCTCTTGTAATGGGGCGAGCCATTGATGGTGTAAACAACCTGCTTCTTGCGGCCATCCAGCCACTTGAGAGGCACCTTGAAGAACAAGAGAGGTTCGCTGAACGCTTGGCTGAACAAGAGCGCCAACGCCGCTTGAGTGAGCGCACCGAAGCACTTCAACCATATCTTGAAGCAAATCAGGTGATTCCAGCCTTGGATGCGATGACAGACGACCAGTTTGCCAAGTATCTTGAAGATGCGAAATTGCTGCACGCCGCTAAGCTCGAAGCAGCCAAAAAAGCCGAGGCAGAACGCATCGCTCGCGAGCAAGCTGAAGCCGCTGAACGTGAACGTCTCCGCATTGAGAACGAACGCCTCAGAGCGGAGGCTGCTGAACGAGAAGCCAAAGCAAAAGCAGAGCGCGAAGCCGCTGAAAAGGCTCAACGTGAAGCCGCTGAAAAAGCTCGCAAAGAACGTGAAGCTATTGAAGCCAAAGCAAAAGCAGAGCGCGAAGCCGCTGAACTTGAGCTTAATCGCATCAAGGCGGAACAAGAGGCCGCAGCCAAGAAGGAACGTGAAGCACGCGAAAAGTTGGAGCGCGAGTTGGCAGCAAAAAAAGCAGCCGAAGAAGCCAAGGCTAAAGCAGAGGCCGAGGCAATTAAAAAGGCTGCACAAGCTCCTGATAAAGAAAAGCTGCTACTCATTGCTGAATCGGTTCGGTCCATCAAGATGCCATCTGTTTCGACAGATGAAGCAAAACGGATACTTGCTGACATCTCAACCAAACGCGATAACTTTGCAAAGTGGATCGAAAATCAAATCGCCACAATTTAACACCAAAGACAAAGACACATGCCGACACCCATCATTGCTAAAATCGACGTTAAGAAGATCAACAAGGAATGGCTCTACACGGGAGCCAAGGGAACCTATCTGGATGCCGTGGTTTACGAAAACGATGCTGTTGACCAGTATGGCAACTCGCATGTTATCAAGCAAAATCCGCCCAAGGAAGCACGCGACCAAGGTGCGAAACCCGTCATCATCGGCAACTGCCGCTGGATGCCTCAAAAGAACGGCTCTGGCAACGCCAAGCCTGCTCCACGTCCAGCGAAGCAGGATTCGTTTGCGGATGACACGGGCGACGATACAAGCATCCCATTTTGACCAACCTTAACACCCCGTTGGCCGAGGGGAATATCGGCCACTTTATAATATGACACTCTCAGAACTCATTCAGCAACTCAACGACATCCACGCAAGCCTTGGTCGCGCTCCCAACATCGAGGTCAACTTTCGCATCGGTGATCCTCCAGACGATGAGGGCCAGTGCCAAATCTTCGACGTAGAATGGGAGCCACGGATTCGTCTCGTCACCATTTGCGGGTAAAATTCAACCACACTCAATATGAAGTTACACATTGGCATCGACCCTGGGCAGTCAGGAGGAATTGCCATCATCCCCGACAATAATCCCGCAAAAGCGTGGGCCGTAAAAATGCCTGATACACTGGCTGATTTGTGGGATGAACTGAGCAAGCATGAGCCTAGATGGGCTGGTGTTGAGGGCTTCGTTGTCCACGCATATCTTGAGCGTGTCCACTCCATGCCGGGACAAGGAGTTGCTTCATCATTCAAGTTCGGCCAAGGCTTCGGCCACCTTGAGATGGCACTCACCGCTGCACGCATTCCTTACACTTACGTCACTCCTCAGAAGTGGCAGAAGGAGCTTCAATGTCTCACCAAGGGTGACAAGAACATCAGCAAAGCGCGAGCACAGCAGTTGTTCCCGCATATCAAGGTGACTCACGCGATTGCAGATGCCCTGCTCATCGCTGAATACTGCCGGAGGACCATGAAGTGATGCCCAACGCCAAACAGCCATCCCCCGCACGCAGGCTCCACGAACAGATGGCACGCTTGCTCAACGGGACAAAAGCTCATCACGACGAAGTTACCGAAATCCTCATTGCGTTTCTAGCGATTCAAGTTTCCAGCTACAATCCGCTTGAGCGCATAGACGTTTGGGACGCAGTTATTGATACCCTTGACGACATGATCGAAGAAATCAGCGAAATGAAGGACGAAGAAATCACAATACAAAACTGATATGACATCCGAATCCAAACTTGAAGCAGTCTGCAAAGAACTTGACGAGGCAAATGCAGAACTTAACATAAAATATATTGAGTATGACAGGTTGTTCGATGAGGCAGAGAAAATTAGGCAAGAACGCGACGAGGCTCAAACCAAACTCAAAGAGGCCACGGAGCTGATGAAAGATGCCATGTGGCAACTTATGACTTTCCTGAAACCCGCAGACACAAAAACTAAAAACATTATCCATGCACTTTATCACGCGACCGACACAATGGACAATCATACCGCAAGGTGAACCCATCTTCCACGAATTAGCCACCGTCATCACCATTGAAGATGACGCTGCTGGCGAGCTTTTGAAAATCAAACAACACTATGACAATCCAGAGCCATCCACAATCTTCATTGAGGCTGATTATTGGCCTGTCCTTCGCCAAGCGATTGACGATGCGGTTGCTGGAATAAAAAACTAATTCAAAAAACATTCAGAATCCCTATTGACTCTCGTTCGCCTTTGTGCGAGCAAACCTAGTCGCAAGACAACCCACAATATGAAAACAAATAATAACATCATCACCAACACTGAAACCATCCGCCCACTTGTTCGCGGATTCTACGATTTGCAAAAGCTACGCATCCACACGGGCAACCGTTTGTGTGCTCAGTTCAGGTCCAAGCTAGGGCTGCAATCTTCCGAGAAGGAAGAAGAAGATGAAAAGGCCGAAGAAGTCCTCGACATCATTCGTGCTTCATACAAGAAGCTCACCGATGGGGTGAAGAAGGAATTGCCAAACATGAAGTCCTTCGTGGGCGACGAGGTGATTTCCGACTACACCGAGCTTTGCCTTGTCTCGCAATACATTGACCTTGAATCCCGCGAGAGCACACACCTTCGCCGCATCGAGAACATCGTGCAGGAACACCCATTGTGGGATGCGTTCTTCGCAGGCGTCCGTGGTTGCGGTCCAACAATGGCAGGCGTAATCTTGTGCGATATTGACATTACTCGCGCTACCTATCCAAGCTCTCTCTGGCAATACTCAGGTTTTGGCGTTGAAGCAGATGGTCGCGGCACCAGTCGCCGCAAAGAGCACATGCACCGCATCAGCTACTTGGACAAGGAGGGCAAGCCTGCCGAGCGAGATGGCATTCGCTACAATCCTTGGCTCAAGACCAAGCTGTATGTCCTTGGCACTTGCTTCGTCAAGGCTGGCGGCTTGTATCGCAGTTACTACGACAACTACAAGAACCGCTTGGAGAACAGCCCGAAATGGGTGGAATCAAGCAAAGGACACCGACACAACGCCGCGATGCGTTACATGATTAAGCGGTTCCTCGTTGATCTTTACAAGGCTTGGAGGCCGCTTGAGGGTCTGCCAGTTGCGCCAGAATACGGCGAAGGCAAACTTGGCATCATCCACGGCCAAGTGAAGCTGCCAATGGCGGCATAGATTTTGTCATGCTTGCTTAGTCACCCATCACCGTCGAGCGAGTCAATAACGCTGAGTCACCCATATGTTACGAGCGAGTCAATCAACGTAAATCATCCCTCACAGAGAAGCGAGTCAGGAGCACGCATACACCCATTAAATCGGAGCGAACCATAAACCATCTAGCCACCCAAGCTGGTTAAGTGAGCCTAGCGCCTAAAGTCACCCAAGATATATGAGCGAGTCATGTCCAGAAAGTCACCCCAGAGGGCACTAGCGAGTCAGTATGCTAAAGCCAACCAAAGCCCATTTGCGAGTCAAGTGACTAGAGACACCCAACATCTTGTAGCGAGTCAACTATGAGCGATACTTGACACCCTGACCGTCCGGGGTAATGGGCGGGTGTGCCGGGTAGCTGCGTGAGAAACAGTCCGGTCAAAATCGAGCCTAACTTTAAATGCTGCCCACCTTCCGGCGACCTCCTTGCTCAGGATTT